AGGGGGGGGGGATGAAATTGATAAACCTTCCAACTATGATATGAATAGATGTGTTACCAAAACACGTTCAACAGCTTTCAAATTTGTAACGGCTAACCTAACAGCATATCAAAATCAACAACTAATACCCGTTAGCTTATTTGGTAAAGTAGTATTGGCTGACACAATTCAAATTGAAATTGAATATGCGACAGATCATTATGATGAGAATATAGAACCAGATTTTAATGTTGTTTTAATTAATAATGGTAAAGAATATTATTGTGCTGATATTCATTATACAAATGCAACCCCTAATGACATCTTCAAAACATATGAATGGGCCTATAATGATTCTTTTATTACTAAAACAAATAGAGAAACTTTAGATAATGGAAAAAAAAGAATCATACAAAATATTAATTTGAAGAAGGTAAAAAAAATAATTGGTGATAAAAATAATGCAACAATTCAATTTAAAATGAAACGATTAAGTTATCACACATTAGATTCAACGATCACATACAAAGTAAAACTATTAGCCGATGGGGAACAAAAATATTATTTATCAAAGACAAAACTTTTCCCAACATATAATATATTCTTAGTAGATGTGTTTTTTAATGATCTATTTGAACTAACATATGATTATAAGAATGACTTATTTACAGTATTATCTGACTCAGATTATATACCAACTACAATGTTTGAGTACGATTTATTAATAAAAAAAAATCAACAAACTATTGTAAATGAACATATGTTAACAAATGCAATGCCTTTTACATTAAATTTAAAAAAGAATGAATTTAAAACAAGAGAAATAATATCATTTGAGGTGAAAAATTTCAAAATAAAATTATCAATGCCAGACGGTAGAAAAAAAGTTATAACCCCTGATTTTATAATACCATTAAAAAATAGAATAATAGACATAGAACATTATTGTATATTAAATGTCATCAAATTTGATAAAAATAATTACATTGGCGAAATTCTATTTTTAGAACCACATATGATTAATATAGATGAAGAAACATTTTCTTCTAATAATTTAGGTTTTTGTAAATTTAATTCTTTTCAAGATGCATTTTTAATAAACATATTCACAGAAAGTAGTAATGATACTAATCATAAATCTTTTTATGTTTATTACGATAACGTTCAAAATGTAAAAAATATCCCAATAACAAAATATATTTTTTAATACAAATTAAACACCAAATCAAAAAGTTAATAAAAACTTCAAGATTTGGTGTTATTTTTTTACCACAATAAATTACCATTAATCGACGTTATTTCATTAAACGTAAACTTTATCAACCTAATGATTAAACGTTGTTAGATAGTTTAAAAAGTGGCAAATATTAAAGACTTTCGATGGTCAGATAAGTATCATCTATTCCATATTCGTCAAATACTGATTGTGCCTCTTCTTTAGTATTAAAAGTCATAGCCTTAGCAAAGTTTGTGGTAAATGTACAGATATCATTCTCAATTCTTGCCAAGAATTCCTTATAATAATTCATAATTACGAACATAATAATTAACCTTTATAGTTTAAGTTTCTTTGATAATTCAATCAATTCTTCATCAGAGAGTTTATTGTAATCCTCATCGTTGATATAGGATGAAATTTGCATATCCAAAAATGCCCCACCCGTCCAACGCATAACACCACTTTCCTCATCAGTAACGTGTTCAGCATCACTTTGCTTGGCAAACTTTATGACCTTATCTCTACCATAATTGTCCTTCTCATTTGGAATTACCACTTCTCTGTATTTAATGGTGTTCCCCATATATTTTAACTCTTTCTCTTTCATATTATGAAACTAATTTTATTCCTTAGATGTTATACCGTATAAACCTTCTTTTTTAATTATCTCATACACTTCTTTTGTTACATATGGATATGGATTTTTATTATCTTTAATCATATTTCTCACATCGGTAGAATGAATTTTAATCGGCATATTGACAACATGGATTTCATATTTTTCAAGAATCTCCTTACCTTTATACCATTTTGGAATCTCATCATATGTTTCTTGTGTTGTAAGGATGCAGATTTTCTCGTTACGATTCAATTGCTTCAATTCTTCTTCAATAGCTTCTAAAACATCAAATGTGAATTGTGAATCAACATAATGTTCAATGTCAGTAAACCATACATTATCAATATACTTCAATGTTTTATATAACATTTCACATCGTATATTAAAATCATTTGACCTCTTCTTCCACGGATTTTGCTTTGTGGGTACAAATCTAACCCAATCAACAATGTTATCATTTAACGCTTGCGTTGCAATTGAAATATGTCCGATATGAATTGGGTCAAATGACCCAAAAACATATCCAACCTTTTTTATATTCAAATCATTCATAATTGTGTAAATCAAAATAATAAATTTTGGTATAACTAAAAATTACACCAAAATTTTAATCTATTAATTAATCTTTGCAATTGGTTTAGGTAGACGTTTAAAGTTACTTTTACGATAACGTTCACAAACCTTATCAACCACATCTTTATCAATGCTTCCATTATAAGTCTCTTTAAAAGCCTTAATAATAGAATCAATATCCAAACGATTTTCATTATGTTGCTCACCAAAAGAAGCTAAAAGCCCTTTAAGAATCTCATCAACTTCTTCATAAGAATTTGCACCAATTTGTTCAAGATCTGAACTTGAAATACCAAGCCCGTCTGTTGGGGTTAGGCCAATTGATTGATTCACAGCAACAACCTTCATATCATGATTATACTTATACTTCTCTTCCAAATACTTAGCTAACCCATATACTTCTGTCTTCCATAAATTTCCAATAGGTTTATAATCACCAACATCACCACAAATTGTCCAAAAACCAAGTAGGTTTTCTGTTTTATTATCAGAATCGATTACAAATCCGTTGGTAATACCTGCAAGGTGATAAAGATAAATCATTCGTAGGCGTGCTTGAATATTTCCATCAGCAATAGGATTTGTCCACTTTTCTTTATAGTTGTCTTGTTCAAAAAAACGAAGTGTATCTGCAACATAATGAAACAAACCAATAAGTTTAAAATCTTCAAACTCATTGCAGAATGCTTCACCAACTAACTTTGCAGTAGAGGTTTCATCATCTTTATTTTTAATCGTTAGACTTCGCCCAATAAGAGGAACGCCCGTCTTTTTTGAAACCTCATGGCAAATTGCAGCACAAACAGTACTATCAATACCTCCACTAATTCCAAGAACCATTGATTTCAATTTGTTCTTAATAACATATTGTCGTAAATCCTCAACAATATTGTCAAATACTAATTTATAATCTTTTTTATCTTCCATTATTAATGTCTTAATAGGTTATTATCTTTCAAATAACAATATTCTTTCAAAAAGTATTCTACATTAAATGCTTTATTATTTAATGAACCATTAACATACTCATCACAATATTTATGATATTTTGGATGATTAAATGTTAAAAATACACTTCGTAGTGCTTCTTTTAATTCACTCATTTTACGTTTTGTTTAAATGTGAGATTGAAAATCATCTTTTCATCCTCATCTCCCATAACCTTACCCTTATCATCTGATATCTTTAAGCAATTTTCCCAAGTTTGATTATGGTTCATGCGACATTTTGAAAGTTTCATTACAATGTTTGCTGGTTTAACTCCTTCAATATCACAAGTTAAATTAGTACCAATTCCGAATGAAGCATTAATACGCCCTTCACAGAAGTTCTTAATCTTAACAGCCTTTGGAAAGTCAAGAGCATTAGAAAAAACGATTGTCTTTGTCATTGGATCAATGCCATGTTCCTTATAACGAGAAATCGCCTTATTTGTAAATTCATACTCATCACCACTATCTTGGCGCACACCATCAAATAACTTTGCGTGCTTCTTAGAGAAGTTATTAAAGAATACGTCTGATGTGTATGTGTCTGTCAGTGCAATACCTAATGCACCATCGAATGTGTTTACCCAAGCCTCCATCATAAGATAATTGGCTTGCTTAAAACCAAATACACTACCATGGAACATAATAAACTCATGGGCCATCGTTCCCAAAGGTAACATATCATACTTCATCGCAAAATGTACATTAGATGTACCAACACAATATACAGAATCCTTCTTTAATTGATTACAAATATAATCTTGTACATTATAAGAGAATCTTCGTCGAGTACCAAACTCTGAAAATTTCAAATGTTCAAGGTTTGACAATTTAATTTTTTTCGCTAAACGAGTATCAATATCACTATCAAGTGCCTTGTTGCCAAGCATACGGTTACGTAGTTCAGCAACCGTAGCAAGGATTGGCACTTCATATAATGTGGCCTTATAGAGTTTATCTTCCACCTCAATATGTAGATGGTTCTCATTGTCAAGATAAACCTTAATCTTATTTACATCAAAGCTAAAAGTTTTTAGCCAAGACCAATAGACTGAAGGAATATAAGGAATATGTTCAATACACCACTCATACTCATTATCTTGAAATGATAGTTGAGATAAGTTAATAAGAGCTATGTTAAGCTCTGTTTCAAACTCTTTAGTATATTCCGTCTTATCTCGGTCATTAAATTCAAATTTACCTTCTGCCTCGGGATAATTTTTCATATATGCATAAGACATGGAGAACTTATACAAATCAGTGTCCAAAATCGATTTTACCATGAAATGTTCTTTTAACTTCGTTAATACCTAAAATATTTTTCTCATTTAAAAATTTCTCAAATTCTTTCTCATCAATTGATGCAATGCATTCTTTTATTACTGAAATATTATTATAACCGTGTTTAATCAAATCTTTAATTGATTCTTTCACACAATAATCACCTGCAATACCACAAACATGAATTTCATTACTATTAGATAAAAGGTTTTTTACACCGTTATCAATTTCTTCAAAAGCACTATATGCTTCTTCTGTGTGTCCCTTTCTAATCGTTGTTATAACACAATTCGTCCAATGAATTGCATTTTCCAATGAATTAGGAAGCTCAGCACCAAAAGAATCTTCAACACAATGCTCAGGCCAAATCCCACCATATTCTTTAAACGATGGGTGGTTCTTAATATGCCAATCTTTTGTTATGATAATCGTATGGTATTCATTTCCGTGCTTTAAAATGTATTTAACCAAATTCTGTATTGCTTCTTCAGCACCTTTAACGGCAAGCGAACCTCGAATGAAGTCAATTTGTGCGTCAACAATAATTAAAGTTTTTCTCATGTTAATTAATTTTTGTTATTATTTATAATTTCTATTTGTTTTTTAAGCTCCCCAATAATTTCTCGATGGTTGAATGCCCACTTAGAGTCATTAATGAACTCTTCATCGTCTAAATCCAACCACTTTACATTTTCCACCTTCATCTTCTTCACCGCACTTCCTTTATAATCTTTATTATGCTTGGGGAAATCATTAAGAATTGCGCCATATCGCAAGGTAACATTCTTATCAACCGATGGGTCTGTAAGCACTGAAAATAGACGATATTCAGATGGGTCTACTGTTACACCACATTCTTCAAAAGTTTCTCTTGAAGCACACATTGCGCCTGTCTCATCACACTCCAAGAAGCCACATTGAATATTCCAACAACCTTGATAATTAGGTGTTCCTTTACCTCGTTTTGACACCAATAAGAAGTGTTTTTCTTCACCCTTAATAACTTGTCGAACCACAGTCATTGCAAGCACTGCACAATAACGGCCTGACCATAGTGTTTTGCCTTTGTGCTCACCTTCTTTAATTGTATAACTAAAATTTTTCATATAATTTATTTTTTAATAATTTTATAACCTTTCACATGTTTTAAGCAATCTTCTTTTGTTATCAGTGGATTATTAAAACATAGTTTAAGAACATAATCTAACACTTTTTTAACTTCTCGTCCAGGTTTAAGACCTTTTATTGCCATAACATCATTTCCGTTTACCGGTAACTTATAGTCAAACATTGTTGTATTATTAACTGACATTTCTTTTACCTTTTCAATAATGTTATTAACATTGTCATGCAAACAATATTCTGGTGCGTGGGACTTATTATCAGCATCAATCAAGGATAATAGATTCATAAATCTATCAAAAGTTTTACATTCATATTGTAACTTTCTAAGAGTTTTGTATTTAATCTTTGACTTATCATCCCCCCAATTCTTAGTCTTCATATGATTCTTACAAAGAAATGCGACCTCATCAATGAAATCATTTGAATATCTAAGTCTCTTAAGAATTATACCACATAATTGTTCAGATTCCAACTCATGTTTATAAAAATGTACGTTACCGTTCTCATCTTCTGAAAAAGTATTTATCTTACCAATGTCATGTAACAAACCTGCCATTCTAACTACAAGGTTATCACAACTCGACAAATTATCCAACACGGCCATTGTGTGTTCAAATACATTACCAAAATGGTATTTATTTTGTTTGATGGTTTTTAGTGTATCAACTTCAGGAATCACATATTTCATTGCACCAATTTCACAAACCATTCTGATAGCTTTAGATGGCTTGTCAGATAATAACATCTTGTTAAGTTCATCCGCAATTCGTTCCTTCGAAATAATATTTAAACGTTCTACATTCTTTTTCATTGATGTCAAAGTCTTTTCACAAATTCTAAAACCATCATAGCGAGTGAAAAAACGAATGGCTCTAAGGATTCTTAATGGATCTTCAGTAAAAACAATGTCAGGATTTGGATTAGTAACACGGATTATTTGTTCATTAATATCATTAATTCCACTATTTGTGGGGTCATAAACCTTTTTCTTCGTTATATTATAATACAAAGCATTAATTGTCAAATCTCTTCTGAACGCATCTTCTTCAATGGTTCCGTATTCTTGCTCAGGGTTTCTTGAACCTTTATCTTTATATTGTTCCTTACGTGTATGTACTGCTTCTATCTCACATAAAGGAAACTTATTTAAAACAAACATTGAAGTGCCGTAAGTTGGATAAGTGATTGGTTCACGGATAAGATAATTGTTTTCATATAGCCATTGGCTAAACTCAATACCACCATTAGGCAAATCCAAAACAATATCAATGTCTTTAATTGGATTCCCCATTACTGAGTCACGCACAGCACCACCCACAGTATAGATGTGATTTTCCCACTTAGAACCTACGGTCAATGTTCTAAGATAATCACAGATTTCTTGATATTCTTTATTTATCATAATAATATATTAAAATAATAATAACGGTTTTATTTATAATATACTATATTACTATTGCAATTCCAAAATTGATAATGATTTATTTTCCTTTTATTTTTGGTTTTGACTACTTAATGTGGTATAATATCAAGGTAAACAAATAAAAGAATCATGGCAAAAATTATTGTAAAGAAAAGTGAGTTAAAAAAAATGATTCACGAAGAATTACTTCGTGAAGATAGTATTAACGCCAAGAAAAGAAACAATCGGAATGCAGAAAAGTTTATTCGTGATGGTAGTGGTGGGTTTAATGGTATACGATGTTATGGAATTGTATCGGCTGAAAATCCTGATTCAACACAACAATCTGCAGCTCTTAATAAAAAAGGAATGAAGACCCTTGCACAAGAAATAAAAAGTGCACATTATCCATTTGTTCGTCAAAAAGGTCGTTTTGGCGGAAATAACGAATATTCGTATTTCATATTTAATATTCCTTTAAATGTGTTGATGTATTATTCTGCTATGTTTGAACAAACATCATTCATTTATGGAAGAAAACAAAATGATGGAACTGTTATTCATGAATATTGGGAAAAACAAGATGCAAGTAAACCGTTCAATAAAGAAACAAACCCATATATCAAAAAAGATGAAGAGGCTTCATATATTGAGATAGATGCCAATGACAATTATAGTGTCATTGGAAAAAACTTTAAATATGTTATACCTTTTAGTATTTTTGAATCCATTCAACGTGGAATAATGGAAAATTGTCAAAAAAATAACACTGAATATAGCGAAGAATTTTGTAATTGGCTGACAGAAAGCGTAGGACGTTCAGGTTGGATGGCACGTGGATGGGCATATAAAGGCCTTTATTGTGAATAGTTATAACACAAATTAACCATCTCAAATTTGGTTATAATGAAAATTGAAGTATAATGATTATGTAAACAAAATAATATTGATTATGGCAAAAAAATTTAAAGTTAATGACCGTGTGCGTGTAATCGCCACGGGTGAAAGTGGAGTTGTTAAAGGTCGTGAGATTCTGCCTGTGGAAGGCAGTAAACGTGTTAACATTGAGTATCTCGTTAAGGTTGGTGATGGTTTTAGTAATTGGAAGTCTTTTTCAAAGAAAGAACTTGAATCTGTACGAAAGGAAGAGGAAGAACCTCGAGTATACACGAAAGTGTATGATGTAGTAGATGGTTATAAGATTACCTTGTTTGCTAAGGTTTATAATCATAAAGAATTGAACGATTTCTTTTCTTTCCGTTATCGTGAACTAAGAATTGGTTATTCCATTTATAATCCTGATGACGAATATAATGAACAGATTGGTGTAAAGATTGCTCGTAAGCGTTCACGTTTGTCTCCTTTCTGTCGTTTGACAAGTGACTTCAACGGAGAGTTTAATAAAGAAACAGTTGAGGCAATTATGGACGTTAAAGCAACGTATATCAAAAATCATTTTGATAAGTTTATTCAAAAACAAAATAAGTGATTTTGATTTCGTAAATACTAATAAATGATAAAAGCACCTCTAATTGAGGTGCTTTATTTTTACTTAAATTTAAGTATTGTTAATTTTTCTTTAACGTAATTGTAAATTGTTTTAACATTAGTTGTTCCGCAAACATCAGAGCCAAACATAAATAAAAAGCCTAAGAATAGGCCAAAAACGCCTAATATCTTATAGAGCATCAATGTTAATACGACAATAAGGAATGTGTGAGTGTTTTTACCTTTTAAGCCACTTCTTAAAAAGGAAAGAAAGTCAATAAAATTATCCATATTTTTTAAGTTTTAATCAAATATAAATATTATATAATATTTATATTTGAAGAAAATCGAATTATAAAATGAGTATTAAAGAAAATACATTAAAAACTACAATAAAGGGGATTGTACGTAAAGTACTTAATGAAAGTATTAATTCTAATTATTACAACCAATATCAGATAAATAAACCCAAAAATGCCTTATATGAAGCCATGATGGATGGTTTCTCATTTGATAAGTTAAGAGGACAAAGTTTTGTAAATAAAATTAAGTACTGTAAGCAAATGTTTGGTGACCAAATTGGCGGTGGTTCATCTCGTATCGTTTTCCAAATTGATGACCATTGGGTCTTGAAACTTGCTCGAAATAATAAAGGTATAGCACAAAACGAAGAAGAGTATCGTATTGCATCTGATTTATATGCAACTACATTGGCTGTAAAAGTTGATGAAAATCGTTCAGATACTGAAAATTATGAATGGCTTGTTTCAGAGTATGTGCTGCCTGCTAAACAACAAGACTTTAAACAATGCTATGGTGTTGAGTGGAAAGATGTTGTTTCTTTCATAGAAGATTTAGCACGTGGTGGTCAATATGAAGGCGATTTTTTTGATAAATATGAGGAAAATGAAGATGCGATTGACTTCTTAAATGAACTCCATGATTATTACGCCAATTGGGATGCCGCAATCGCCGATGCAGGTAGAATTTGTAATTGGGGGTTAACGAATAGAAACGGATACGCTGAAATGGTCTTACTTGACACAGGAGCATCGAAAGACATTATCCGAAAATTTTATAAGTAACAATAATATGTAGTATTATTAAGGATAAACTACTGTTTAAATTACAAATACATGAAGTACCTTGTGAAGCGAATAAAACGGGGTTATTAACAGTTCATTAAAAATTTAAGAAAAATTAATAAATAATATTTGTTTTTATGATTAATTTTAAGTATACTTAAAATGTAAAAACTAAATAATGACAATTATGTTACGAGCAATTAAAGTACGATTATATCCAAATAAAATGCAGGAGCAAGCACTCAATAAGGTGCTTGGTTGCTATCGTTTTGTCTATAATCATATGCTTGCTCGGAAACAAGAAGCTTATAAGGCCGATAAAACAAACCTTGGGTTGACGGAACTTTCAAAATACTTTCACGGAGAATTACTGAAAGATGAGCAATATGTTTGGCTGAAGGAACAGAATACAAAAGTGTTGAAACAATCCATTAGGCAAATGCTCACCGCTTACGACAAGTTCTTTAAAGAACATAAAGGTTTTCCAAAATTCAAGAGTAAGAGAGATAAACAATCAGCATTGTTCCCTTATGAAGCAATTTCAAAAACCAACACGTTTGAAGCTCGTAAGATAACTCTTACGAAAAAGTTAAAGAATATTAAATTCCGTTGTTCAGATTTGTTTTTCCGTAGGTTACAGAAATATAAGGATAATATAAGGAGGGCAACCTTATCGAAAACCAAGAGTGGAAATTTCTTCTTATCTATCCTTCTTGAAATGAACGATAATGAGCTTATTAAGTTTGGAAAGACAAGTCGTGATGTTGGAATTGACCTTGGAGTTAAGGATTTTGTTATCACGTCTGACGGAGACGTGTTTGAGAACAAACATTTTTACAAGAAGGATGAAAAGAGACTTGCCAAGTTGCAACGTCAATTATCGAAGAAGCGTAAAGGTTCAAGTAACTTCAACAAGCAATGTAATAGAATTGCTAAGGTGTTTAATACAATTACTAACAAGAAGGAAAACTACATTCATTCTGTGGTTAATTATTTGTTATGTAAATATGATACCATTTACATGGAAGACCTCAATACAAGTGGAATGTTGAAAAATCATAAACTTGCCAAGGCAATCCAAGAGGTGGGGTTCTTCAAGTTTAAGACAACATTACAAAATAAGGCCTTGCAAAACGATAAGAAAGTATTCCTCATTGAACGATATTATCCTTCTTCAAAGACTTGTTCACAATGTGGATATATACATAAGGAGTTGAAGTTACAAGACCGTCAATGGCAATGTCCTAATTGTGGTACAAATCATGATAGAGATAAGAATGCAGCACTTAATATCCTTCATGAGGGAAGGCGTATAAGCGCAGCTTAAATAAATTTAAGTAGGTATCCGTAGTACCGAATTAACGCTTGTGGACTATCCTCCTATGGATGACCGTTCAGTAATGAACCTAAAAAGTAGTGATAGGTTGAAGCAAGAAGTGAAATGTACCTAAATCATAAATTTTCGTAGAATTTCATATACGGTGAATTTTTTGATAAATATGAGGAAAATGAAGATGCAACTAATTTGTTCAATGATCTTCACGAGTATTACGCCAATTGGGACTCAGGAATTGGTGATGCATGTAGAATTTGTAATTGGGGCATGACCAATCGAGATGGTTATCCTGAAATGGTATTACTCGATACAGGTTTATCAATGGAAGTTTATAGAAAACATTACGCATAATAATAACATAAATTCCGTCAATTTTGGCGGTATTTTTTTTGTTTTATCAATGTTATGTGGTATAATATAAAAAATCAATTTTATTTTATGAGTAAAATAACTTTTAGAACTGTGTTGGTTGTTGGTAACAATGCAGATGAGCTTATTAAAAAATACGACCTTGATACTAAGGTTGAACCTTATATTAAACTTAAACGTTCTGATGCAGGGAAGGTTCAAAAATCCCATTTAAAGTTTATTGATGGTATTCTAACATCGGATAAGATTGTTCTAACTGAACGTCAGCGAGAAGTTTATAAGAATATCTATCTTGATATTAAAGATATGGATGAGGGAGAATATTTTGAACAAGCTACAAGGGATTGCACATATGACCCCAATAATGGAAATGCAATAACAACTGTCAATCCGAATGCTTTTTATCAACATGCAATGAACCCACAAAAACGTCTTGATGCAACATGTGAGGAACATGATTTTGCTAACCCATTTATTCTATTACCCGAAGAGGGTGAAGAGGAAGGTGAAATTATTTCATACACAGCGAAGAAATCTGAGATTGATTGGAATAGAATGCATATGTGGAATGTTGCCTTATATGAAAAGGCTTGGGATTTATGTGTTAATGATGAAGAGCCGAAGAATGAACAAGAAAAAACAATTAAAGATAATATGTGTCAAAGAATAGATTACTTCGATAATTTCGATAGTAAAGAGGATTATGTAAATCATTCTTGTTCATTTTGGTGTTATGGTTATCTTGATGATAAAGGTTACAAAGAACTTGACCACACAATCAGTGATAAAGAGTGGGTGAAGACTTTTTATGATAGATTCATTAAGCCACTGAAAGACGATGATATTCTTTCACTCTATATTGTACGGTCAATAGATTAACAGAAAAATATATTATGAAATTACTTGATTTATTTACTAAAGATATGCTCCCGGATTGGGAGGTTTTTGAACGAAGTTTTCCTGAAATGTCAACTGATAAACATTCAAAACGATGGCATAAAGAAGGTAGTCCACTTGTACATACGAAGTTGGTGACCAAGGAAATGTATAATAAGATTTCACAAGTTAAGGACAAACATAATGACGAATGGTATCTTATTATGATGAGTGCTGCTATGTTACATGACATTGGAAAACCTTCTACAACTTGTTGGAATGAGGAGAAAGAAGATTGGTCTTGCAAGCGTCATGGAGAAGTTGGTGAACGTTTATTCCGCAGCATGTTCTTTGAAGAACGCCTTGATTTGCGTGAAAAGGTGGCTTATATGATACGTTATCACATGATGCTTCACAACACCTTAAATAAAGACAAAAAAGGCCAAGAGAGAGATTTTTCAATGTTGTTGAATGGTACTGTTCCGTTTGATGATATGCTTCTGTTAAAAGAATGTGATATGCGAGGATCAATTAATGATGAAAACGATGAGAGTTTCATAACCAATTGCATTAATGAAATTATTACGGCAAAAGACAAGTTTATTGAGCAAGGTAAGCATAAAAAGTGGAATAATGTTAATGAGCACAATGCTAAGATGTATGTAATGATTGGAATCCCTGGTAGTGGTAAATCTACTTATGCTGAGAAATTAAGTGAAGTGATTAAATGCTCTGACTTATCTTCATTACCTATTATTAGCCGTGATACTGTTCGTGTTGAACTTGGTTTATGTAATGAAACCGAAAAATGTGTTGGCACAAAGGATGAGGAAAAAAAGGTAACAAAATTACTTGAAGAGAAGATTATTAATATGGCTTCTGTCGGTAAATCTTTTATCATTGATAATACATCATTAAAGAAAGTATATCGTGATGCATATTATAACACTATCAAAGAATTTAATGTTGTTCCAATCTTTGTTTATGTTGAAGCACCATCTTTGAAAGACAATTTTGCTCGCAGGTATGGTCAAATTGATGAATCAGTAATTCAACACATGTATGATAATTTTGAATTTCCAAGTAAAAGTGAATGTTATGAACTTTGGCTTGTTGATCAAAAAAATGATACAACATATAAGATTTAACATCATTTAATAACGTTGTATTTGTTATACCGTTTCTTATGGAGTATAATATTGATACAATAACTAATTAAATTAAGAATATGGATAATAAAAAAATGATTTTTCAAGTAGAAGGAAACACTAATGATTTGTTGCAAGTTTCATCGGAACATAATATGAAACGTACAAGTTTGGTACATTTTAATCCCATTTCAAAAGAAGTTGGTGAAGAAGTTATCACGGTTTCAATTGATTCAACTAACGAGGCTCTAACATTTCCAATCTTTGATGAAATGGTAAATAAGAAGATTCGTGTAACGGTTGAAGTAATTGATTAACTACTATGACGCAATGAAAATATTTAAAACAGAATCTGATAACATATTTTTTGCAGGTGATATACATGGAAATTTTGACTTAATCAACACATCAATAAACCACTATAATATTGATAATTGCTGTATCATTATTTGTGGTGATATTGGTATGGGATTTCAGAAAGAGAAATACTATAATCAAACATTTACTCATATTTCTAAGTCTCTTAAGAAGAGAAATGTACACTTATATATGTTTAGGGGAAACCACGATGACCCAAAATATTTTGATGGAGAACATTTCAAAAACTTTGAGTACATTCATCTTGTACCTGACTATAGTGTGATACAATCTCCTTCAAGAAATATTTTATGTGTTGGTGGAGGTATTTCAATTGATAGAACCATGCGTAAGATTGGTATGGATATGAGGGTAAATGACTATATGCGTCATCATACTTGTACCGTAGATATTGCTCGGCAAAACATTAAACAAACATATTGGGAGGGCGAACAAAATATTTATGATGAGGATGAATTGTCTCAATTAGAGGCCTTAGGTGTTAAGATTGATACTGTATGCACACATACAGGTCCTTCATTTACTTATCCACTAACAAAAGAAAGTATTTCTAAATGGATTCAAATTGATTGTGATTTAGAGAAAGATTTAAATAATGAAAGGTATGTTTGTGACCTTATTCTTAACTATCTAAAAGAGCACAATCATCCATTAACAAATTGGTATTATGGCCACTTTCACTATCATAAGGTTGAAATAATTGATGGAATTAAATACACTCTACTCGACATGAATAGAGATTATTTAGATTTAGTTTAAAAGAAAGAGAGGATTACCTCTCTTTTTTTTTGCTTTCAACAAATGTGATATTTATAAAAAAGAATTTAAAACAAATGGGAATATTATGTAGAAATATAACAGTTGCATTGAATGGTAACATCCAACCTCAAAATACAGAAGGAAATGGTAATATCATACTTCAAGCGGCCTTGAAATATAATGATAAATGGATGCCAAAAGGAGCAACGGGGGATAATGGTTTACCACATTGTAGCCATCTTTTATTTTATACATTACAAGATTGTGGCATATGGAAAGATTTTAAAAATGCTAATGAAAATTGTGATAGACTTTCAAAGGATTCTCGATTTATAGAAATCAAATATACAAATGGTGAAAAGGGTCAACCTGGCGATATAATGTGTATTAAGCGTTCAAGTGGTTCAGGTCATAATATGATTTGTACTGAGGTTGATGAAAACGGTTTAATAACAAAAATAATACAGTCGGGTAGTAATAGTGACCCTAAGGGTAAAAACCATGTTAGAATTTCAACAAATTGGTGTAAAAAGGGACAAAAAGATTATCCAAACCTTCGTGTATTTAGATTAAAAGCATAAAATGCCTCCTCATTATGAGGGGGCATTTTTTTTTATCTACAATTTTCTCTGTATTTTCTAATTATCTTTGGAACATATTGAATAGCTTCTTGTGTACGACCATATTTTCCTGGTTTTCTTTTTGCCCATTCATTACCTGTGGTAGAGCTACCATCATGATATTTCTGTAAGGCCATTGCAATTCTATCATTATCAGTCTTAGCATTTTTACATTCATTAAGGTGTGTTCTCATAATATATTCATAAGCTAATGTTGATTTTAAAGGATCAGTTGTTGGTTGACACACAGATGTTGGCCAATATCTTTCAATTATTTGCCACATACCTATGGCATTACTTGCAGGGTTTCTAGGTGGAGTAGGGTCCATTCCTGATTCTACAAATGCTTGTGCTGCTACAAGTCTCCAATCTAACCCAAGCCTCTTAGCCGTGGCTTTAAAAATACTATCATAACTTGATAATGTTCTTCCACCTTCTCCTTTCCAACCCCAATTTCCGCTCATATCTAACACTTGATTACCGAAAGATGAGACAGTCCCACCTCCGCCACCACTTAATGAAGAAGCTGTTTCACTACTTAAATTAAGTGTTATATTTCTACATAAGATTCCCATTATTATGTATCATTATTATTCATTATTTTAATAAACAAGACCTCTATTAATTGGGTCAACGACACGTCCACCTTGAACTTTTTTCTCAACTTCAATTGAAATAATTTGGGCGATTGATCTAACAAATTCAGGATTGTTTGTTAATTCACGAGTAATATCTGTTGAACCACCTACTCCATTTACTTTAATACTACCATTGATGTTAATCTGTATTGGAGCAACCTCTAACTTACCATTATCAGTCTTCTGTGATTGAGAACGATGTGGAGATTCCATAATTTGAGAATTATAAGGCATTGGACGAGGTGAAACTTGACTATTTAACGTATCAGGGTTATTAAAAGAACTAACAGTATCAAGCATCTTATCAATTGGCCCATCCTTCTTTGCTGCTAAAACTTGGTCATTACTATCAATTTTAGTGGTTAATCCATTTTGAGTTACATAACCATCATTAATAGATTTTGGTCTACCATTTTTATCAATAATACCATCACGAAGTCTCATATTTGCTTGGTTATATGAACCAAGCATATTACCAGTATTGTTTAGAACTCTATTAAATGACGAACCTCTTTTATATTTATTTATTATTTCATCAGTGTTGTCAATGTATTCAAATTGACTAACATTCTTACCAACAACAAGTTGGTTATTTTGATCAGTAGACAAGGCAATTAATTCTTTTCTTAGTTCTGGGTGCTTTCGTACAAGTTCATTTAGTTTTTTAACATTATCTTTATCAAATTCAAAAAGTCCATCAAACCAATCACCTATATTTGTTTGAAGGTTTGGTTTTCTGTCTTTTTTTAAATAAGTGTTAATTGCATCAAGTTGTTCTGGTGATATTTTAGATTTTTCATTAAAAAGGTTTACGCCATCATATTTTGCTTCACCTCGAATTGCTGCTGTCTCACCCATAGTTTTAGCAATTTGATTTTGCATTTCAGTGAAAGATGTAGTAATCAAAGTGTTTACTTTAGACAAAGTTGTTGCAATATTTTGCCCCTCTTTTAAAATTTCTTGTTGGGCACTATCAATATTCGAATTACCTTGTTCAAACATATTTAGCATTGTTTCTTGTGACTTAGTTGCAAGCGACATATTTTCATAAAATTTAGAAAGATATGTTTGATAATTATCATTGAAATCTTTCGCAACATTTTGAATACGTGTTTGCTCTTCTTTCATCCATTGTTCATATCCATCACGTTCTAATTTTGCAATATTCTCTTGTTTTGCACCTGCCAAAATCGTTACCATGTCTCTAATATTAGCAACATAGTTAACTAATTTTTCTTCATTATCTGTGGGCTTTAAATGCTCTAAGTCTTTTGGTGTTAAATCTGAAACTGATTTTTCATCATTATTATCCATTATTACTTTCCATTCACCATTCACTAAACGTGCTTTATTCGTTACAAGAGATTTATCCTCATCTGACCATTTATACTTTCCATTAAGATCTTTATTTACTATATTCCCTTTAATCATTTGACGTGCTTGATTAAGAACATCTTTATAGTCTTGGCCTGTTGCCTCAGCCATTGCTCTAATTCTCATTTGTGAAGGTATACCAAAGTTAACCTCTCCTGTCTTACTATTAAAAACACCTTCACCGACAAGCATCTTATTCAAACGTTTAGCTAATGATTCAGGATCCATATATGATTCAAAAGCCATCGCCAATGGATCAGCACCCATTGCGTAATTACCACCAAGTACTTGAAGTTTAGCTGACTGTTCAATGATACCCTCTAAACCACCTGTTTGTACTTTATCAAGAATATTATCAAGTGACCCCATGTTAAATCTAACATTTTGTGCCCATTTAGACATTTCCATAAGGGATTTTAAGCCACCCTTAAATTGAAATTTTTCAGCAAAGTTGAGATTTTTCTGTAAGTCTTTGAAATATTTTCTAGAATTTAGTCCTATTTTAGAAATATTATTGTACATTTCAAAGAACATGTCATTGCTATCAGATACTGAATGATTGAACAATTCCATACCTGCTGTTAATTGATTTGAGAGACCTTCTTGGCCAACAAGTTTGTCAAATGCAAATGATGAGTCAAAATCAGCGGTAGTAAATTGAATATTACGTCCTGTTTGCTCAGAATACTCGTTTTGCATCTTTTGCATGTCTTCCATTGTTTTCCCCCATTTCGCAATGGTAACTTGAGTGTCAAGCATTGAACGTTTAAAAATATCCAATTGTTTTCCTGAAAAGCCAAAATTAACACCCATATCATTAGCTGCAGCCTCAGACTTTGTTAATGTTCCTTCTATATGTTGTGCAAATTTTAAATATGCCTTTGCAACATTAGCTCCTGCTTCTACCCATTTTTTTTCAACCTCTTGTTCATATTTTAGTCTTGCTTCAGTTATTGTCTTTTCATTTTCAAATTTTTGGGCATTCATCTTACCCTGAAATCCTACTATGGAAGTATTTGCGGCTGCAGCCCCTTGTGCCACAGTAGCAACACCTTCGGCACCTGCACTAATAGTAGCCCCAAACCCTGGTATGCCAGATGCAGCCTTGCCACCTAATTTAGTCAACTCACCAGTAACATCTACATACGCTTGTGTCTCTTGAGCATCTAAGCTTTTTAACGTTGCTGTTCTTTGTGCTGTTCGGGTATTTTTTGTGTTCTTATTTTCTAAGGCAAGTCTTTCTTGTTCTAATTGAAAAATTTTAGATTGAGCACTTATATCAATTAAATTTGATGCAGATGCATATGCCCCTTCATTTATTCCGTCTATAAGATTCGAAAGAGACGAGTCTATGGCTGACGTATATGCCTTTGCTTGTAAATCTGCGGCCGATACGGCTGTTTGACCAAGTTTATCAATATCAGCCATCAATAGATCTGTTTTGGCTGAAATATTTTCATAGTCTCTCTCATATCCTATGGTAGCAATTTTTACAAAAGCATTAATCATCGTTGAAACCCCACTACTTAAAATGGATATTGTTTTTTCAAATTTTGCATTATTATTATTAGCTCTTTCATTTCTACTAATTTGTTGAGAAATCTCATCGGCTGACATATTATTTCCATAATTAGATTGTAATCTAGTCATTGCAGCGTTTTGTCTCGCCTTATTTAATGCTTCTTGCACTTTCAACTCAGCTAACTTTGCTTCTAATTGTTTCTTTGTTACGCCGTTAGTTTCGTTAATCTTGTCATTAATATCATCAATAGCGTCTCCAAGTATTCGTATTTCTTCTGTGGTCATTGCAACAATTTGTGCATCTTTTGACCCAAGTATTTGTTTTTTAGACATAATAAAAACCTATATTCATTTTTATAAATATTATGAATATAGGTTTAATCTATAACTTATCAACTAAACATAAGTAAAAATAAATAATTACCCGACAATCGCCCACCCCAAAAGCGAACCAATGACGATACCAATAATTAGTCCAATAAAACTTATACAACCGTCATCTGAATCAAGATTCCTTGAGCTTGATTCAAGATTCTTTGGGACTGAATAAAATTCATGACCACAATTGTAACATATTCTTGCACTAACTGATAGTGTATTTCCACAAAAAGGACAATGCATATTAAATAATTTTTATTTTGTTAGACTTATTACTTTTTTAAATTCAATATTATCATACTAAAAAAGCATGTTTTTTCCAAATTGAATCGGATAAAATTTTCATATACTCGTTCATATCATTCAATATTAACTATTATTTACAAGAACTTTACCGGTTTTAGCTGATTTTTTACCAACAATAAAATAACCATTAGCATAAGGTGTTTGTCTTCTTGACATTTTCATACCTGTGAATTTGGTCGTCATCATTCCTGCTTGTAGGTTATGTGTAACTTTATAAATCATATAAGTTCCACGCCACATGGGAATATTAAGTAATTGGAAATACATCAATGGTTGAATTTGTGCACATCCCATCATTTCAATTTCACATTGATATGAATATTGAGAATAGATTGCATAAATATCTTGACCATGGAAGAATACACGTTTACTACCATCTGAACCTGTTTTGTTTAGAATGTCATCAAAAGTTTGTGCGGACACATTAGTAATTTTTGGTGAATCCATATTCACATTGATACTTTTGAAAATGTAGTTATTTCCTCTATTTACCGTAACACCGAAACAAGGCATTAAATAGCCATATCTCGAACTAATTAATTCATCTTCATATTCTTCTGATGTTTTAAGTGTATTATTTGGTAATAATTTTTGATAGTAGTCATCATAATCATCAGCACCAATAACTTCATCTTTAGGTAAAATTCCGACTTTTAATGCCGCAGGTCGGTCATCAATTTTACTCATATCATAACTATCATATCTGTATTCTGTATTCTCAGTCGCAGTGCTTGAAGGAGAGTGAGTATAAATAAACACAAATGTATTATGAAGTTTCGGAGAACCAATGTAATTATATGGGATAGGTGTAAATATCTTTCTCATACTATCTGTTTTAGTTTTCAATTCTGTCCCTTCATTTTCTCGATAACCCCTTACGGTTGTAACACCATTTGGTGTAACATTAGAATCAAGGAATGAAGGTAAAGCAAAGAACATGCACCCTTCCTTAGATGTAACATATGTTATAAATGTTAATAGATTAGAATCTTGGCTTCTATAAGCATCATAAATATCCTCTGCATTCAATTTAATAACATTAAACATGTTCATATAGAATGAATCAATAAAGACAAAATTCTTATTAAAGAAATTCTCAACTGTAAATTCATCTCTATCTGCAGTTACAAGCCATGTATCCCAAAGATGTTTTAATGAATAATACATGGAAACACAGATGTCTCGTGTTACTTCGTTTTCATCATTTGTTACTTTGATTTCTTCTTTCTTTTTAGCTTCAGTTTCTATCTCATTAATTCTATTTGCAAACCCTGTTAGATAGCCCTTTAATTGTGATTTTGTTACCGTGATTTCATTCTCACCTTGCCCAACTCTTGTTGTTGTTGCTCGGCTAACGATATAACCACCATTTAAGCCATAGATATTCTTTAAAACTTCCATCGCTTTATTGTTTTCATTAAACAAAAGACGTAATCCATTTTTATCATCAGAAATACAAATAGAAGAATATTGTCCAAAAAAGTTCTTAAAGATATTTGTCCAATGACTTGGGCTTTCAGGCTTAAAATTTGTAGAAACCCATTTTCCACGCCACTCATTCCATCTTGCCTCTTCTGATACAACTGTTGCACTATTTAACTCGCAATTATTGATAATAGTGTTAAGGTCTCCATTAAGAACAAAATTTTCAAATAAGTTAATTAATTTATTCTTAACAGCAATATCAATATTTTCATAAGGCATATAATAGTCTGAAATTGTAAAACAAGGTTTAGTATCACCATTGGTACTAATATAAAATGTATTACCATCTTTAGTTATGAAAGACGTATTCCTGTCAGGAATTGAAGCGTCATAATCTTTTATGTACAAAGGTTCTTTATTGAACGTATCAAAAAACTTTCTACGCCACAATAATGCGCCTAAAAATAGAACATAGCAAGGTGGTAACAATTGAACTAAACTTGTACTACCTCTTTTAAAAACACTATGTGGATTAATACCCACGGCATACATAAATGATGACAATATCAAATATGCCTTACATTTATTAATAATGTTCTTTTCTTCATATTTCGTGATATTATCTATTTCAGTATCTTTTACAAGATTTTGTTGATAATAAAACTTTGACCCAAACAAAGAATGAACACTACCATTTACAAATAATAAAAGTTCACGTATATAAAGTTTATCACTATCACCTGTACTATTTAATGTTTTTACATGTTCTATTAGTGCTTTATGAATTTTATTTTTATAGAATTTACTATTTGGTTCAAACCATTGATTATCATATTTAACATCATTCTTTTTTTCATCTGAATTACATAGACTATTCTTTGCGTAAGCCTCATCAACCTCAGATAAAGATGGTGTTAGCATTCTCCAACTTTTATAATTTTTACGATAACTTTCTAATGAAACATCGTATTTTCTTTCCATAAATTTTTTCAGCTTTTCATCGTCTTTCTCTCCCTTAACTGTATAATTCAGATATTTTACATTACCATTTTTGTAATCCTCAATCTGTTGGACGAATCTCTTGGAAGCATCAATATTATCATTTACATAGAATAGTTGGTCATTTGTATAGTTTTGTTGATAACTTTCACTAACTATTTTATCTGTTTTACAGTGATAAATAAAGTTTTGAGTTGTACCTGTTATATTACCACTTTTTACAGTCGAATTAACTTTTAATAAAAAATTATGATTTTTCTCTTTTTCACCATTTTTGTTGGTTATTTGAGTTTCAAACAAATTATTATAGGGATTGCTATTTCCATCAAATTTTAAAATCTCAGTTGGCACAATTGATACAAGGCCATCCTCTTTTAAAGTCTTTGTATATATGTATACATACTTGTAATCTTTACCTTCAGATTTAAAAATAGGGTGACGAGTGCTGTTATATGGATTACCTGACCCTCTTATAACAGTCTCAAACGCATTATATTTCTTACCATCTTCTGTCTGATTTGTAGGCGTAATCTTTGAATCACAAGTTAAATATGCAATTACTTGTTCTTCGAATTTCTGTGTAGTACCTGTAGGTTTACAAGCATTTTTTAACTTATCATACTTGCTGTAAGAACTAATCATATTTAAAGCATCCATATAACCAAGTATTTCAGCATCTTCTCGTGAACAATTGGTATCACCAAGACCAATAACATTTGCAGCACGAAGCCCTAAATAAGGTGCAATCTTTTCAATTGAATCACAATCACGTGCTATGTTTCTAAATGGTGATGTTTGTGTCCATAAGTCACTACCTGTAATTGGTAAACCATCATATCTAAATAAAGGTGAAGTAACAATTGCTTGGCTCTCTTCACTATATTTTTCAATAGCTTCAATAATAGATAGTACAACCTTTTTCTCTTCCCACATATCAGGCAAACCCTGTTTAATTTTGTAGTCATTTGGCCACCCTAAAACTTCATAATTATTTCCATCTTGCACAGGCGGTTTACTTTCATCATTTGTTTTGTGGTTCGGATTATATAACGCAGGCCAAGGGTATGGTTTTGGGCTAATAGTTAAATCAGTATCTTCTTTCTTAATACCAAGGTTTTCATAAGTTCTCTCATTATTATCAATATATGATTGGATGCGATCATTACATTCCATCATCACAGCAATAAAAGTTTCAAGATGACACATCATTAATTTAACAAAATTTCCGATGGTTGGTTCAAATCCAAGAATATCAATAATCTTCTTTTTTCTTGTTTCTTCCATCCAATCATCCGTTTCAGATGAATTGTCATTTATTGTTACTTTTTCATAACCGTTTGCTTGGGCTGCCGTCTTATTCTCAACTGTTGTCTCAACATTTGTTGCAGCTGCCTTTGTAGTGTTTACATATTTTTCTATTTGATACCTTGTTGTACCTAATGGGAGCAAATAAGCATACACAGATAATTTTGTATCTGGTAATGGGTTTCTAAAATATTTTGATACTTTACCTTCATTATATTCAACAACAAATTTTTGTAGTGCATCGGCTGTTGACTTAGACATTTTTCGTTTCCCTTTAAATGTAATATGAGTGTAATCCATTTTACCCCCATATGGGTATACTTTCTGGTTATTCGCATTCTTAAATAAAATTGGTGATGCGTCTTTATTTTTTGCATGCCATCCTTTACTTTGTGGGATTCCATCATGAAATGTCTTATCAAGCCCCTTAATCCCATTACTTATTTTTTCAGAATGGACTTGATTAAAATTATTAAGACCATTCACAAAATAATGGTATGCTTGACATGCTTTTTCCCCTATAATGAACTCACCCTCATTGTTTAATGCAACAATCATTAATGCTTGTTCAGAATATGAACCATTTTTATTTTGTTCGCTACCAAAAATAATATGACCCCTATTATCTGTTTCAATTGTATTTATTAATTCCTTAATGAAATTATTGTATAAATATAAAATACTATTTATGTCGGTTGAATTTTGCATTGCATTACTTACAGTTTGACCTTGCTGTAAAGTGACATTTCGATTATCTTCTGCAATATCTGTTGCTTGAGGTGTTGCAGAAGTTACGTTAATTTCTGTATTATCACAACTCAAAGATTTTTGACTATCAATTGTACCAATTGCATTTTTGATATTATCAATTAATTTATATAACTTAATTGGTTGGGTTTTTGAACCATCAGCATTTATAAGTTGCCATTTTGGATTATTCCTAGCATTTTCATTCCAATATGCTTGGCCGACATACGATAACTCGGATACATAAGATAGACACTTTAATGGTATATCAGTTAAAAGAGAATAACTATAACCGATAAACTGCACAGTCGCTTCAAAGTTACCTGTTTGAGAATTATAATTACCATTAAATTTACTCACTGAAAGCTGATATGTGACATCTTGGCCAAGGAAACCCTTCACTTGTAATCTAAATAGTGGGTAAGGCATTGTGAAAAACACACCCAATAAATTATCCGCAGTAATATCTCCATTATCATGGATTGCCTCTTCACGACCCCATAAGGAAGAACCATGAATATCAATAAAATTGATTGTAATTGTTGGTGTATACCAAGATTCAAATGATATATTTACATTAGTAACACCAAGCCCTTCAATTAATTCATGGTCAACATATTTATCAGAACTTATCTCTGTATAATATGTCGTAAGAAAATTTTCGTCATTAAAGTCATTACCCCCATTAACTATTTGGTCTGCACGGCCTGTTCTTTGATCAAACCTTGGATTTGGATAACTTACCCAAGATATTGTTTTTTCAACAAGCGTATTTTTTTTCTTGTCACGTGAACGTATTTCAGCCGTTAATGACATAGAGATACATAAATCCTCCAAATGAGGAATCAATGGCACACTATTTCCGTCTTGGTCAATACCGGAGTCTAAATCATTTGGTTCAAAATAATATACATGCCCATTTAATCCATTAATTTCAAGTTTTTTACTCATGCAATTCTAATTGTTTTACATAATAATTCATCTAAATTCTTGCTCCAAAATTCCACATCTTTTGCTGATACAACTTGTTTGTCGTTTGACCAATGATGTGTATGGTCGGCGAAAATTTGCCTAAATTTTTCTAAGAAAGCAATTAATTCATCCCCATAAACCATTCGCTGTCCTTTGTCTGAGAATTTTTCAACGCTTTCTTTCGTTATTAATTCTGTTTGGTCTGTTACGTTTAGATAACTTTCTTTATTTGCTCCATTGTGTGTAATTAAATTGATTCTATCAGCCACCATACTAATTGCACTATTAAAACCACCATGTTCTTTACCACCCTTAAACTTATCATATTTCATTTGTATATAAGACAAGTCTTCTTTATTAAATTCAAGGCTACCAGGGTCAGCTCTTTCAACAATGGAACGACGATTCCAAAATGGCTTATGCCCACACATTAATCTAAGCTCTTCATCTTTTAGCCACATTGCGGAATCCCCACGCCCTTGAAATGCAATCGTATCTTGATCAGGATAAGTACCATCATTCTCAGGATTTCCTGCAGGGTGGCATAGAGGCTTTGTACTTAAGCCTTTCATTAATGATAAGGCCTCATATTGTCCACCGTGACTTAAATAATAGTCTTGGGAAATAATAGGGCCAATATAGAATCTATTACCCATTGCACCATCAAGTTCTTGTAGAAAAATCAAAACCTGTTCTCCAACTTTTGGAATTATTTGAAGATGTTTTGGTAACAATGGCCAAGCCCAAGGTAGGTCATTTCCATTCAACTGTTGGTCATCTTCGTGTAATCTAACCTTTATTCTATGACCAAAGCTGTTTCTTGAAATTGAGTTTGAACTTGCAGTATCAAGATTATCTTCAATCTGTTCAACCGTAGCAATTCGGATAAGTGACTTACTACTTATTTTAGCACTATTATCATTCATTTTTTAATTATATTTCTATATATTAAAAATAAGTATTTAACACTTTATTTTCAATAAGAAAAAGGTCAAGATGCGTTACACACCATGACCTTTTTGCCTTACATTTTTTAACATTTCTTTAATGCTTCTTTTCTTTAATTTACTGATGATTATGTCAGCGTGACATGAATCTGATTCATTACAATAGCACCCAATATAAATTTCATCAAATGTGTTATAAGCCTCATATAATCGTTCCCATTCTTCTTTAAACTTTTGTGAGGTTTCGAGCATTCTTTCAAAATATTCTTCATACATTTCTATTGCCTCATCTTTATTATTAACCACAAGGCTTGCACTTGTTTTTTTATCTTTTATGTGGGTAAATGGATTGCTGAATATGAATGGTCGGTGAATGAGGAAATTATTCTCACCTACATGAGTTTCTTTGTTAACACAATATCTGATAACCTTTGCCATATACGACTAAATCTTAAAAATAGTTTAACATTAAAAATAAAAATGACCACCAAGGGAAACTTAGTGGTCATATACCTTTCAATTAGTTTATTCAACAAGAATTACAACACTACGTTGAGCTTCATAATTGTTCTTAACCTTAATACGACTTGCTTCAATACCATTTGCTACAAGTGCATCCTTAACAGCATTTGCACGTTTCTCTGCAAGTGTCTTATTGAATGATTTACTACCTTCGGGTGAAGTTGTTCCTGTAAGGACAATAGAACCATTTGTGTCTTTAAGTGCCTTAACAAGGCCTGCCACCTTATTTACATCCACATCATACTTACCCTTATCAAAGTAATAACTTCCAAGGCTTTGTGTCTTAACACTTACCTTATGTCCTTCAGCAAGCAATTGTTTAATAGTTTCTTCAAGCTCAGCATTAACTCTTGCGAGTTCAGTGTTGGCATGTTGAAGAGATTGAATGGTTGCATTAAGGGCATCAAGTTCAGACTGATTACGCAATTGTTTAAGAGGGAAGTTTCCTCGATTAGTTGGAATACGATATTTTACACCAACAGAAAGATTTACACCTTGAAATTCGCCACGCATTGTAAATTGCTTAGGAAGCCAAAGATACTCAGGAGTTACAGTGATGGCAACATTCTTGGAAACATTCACATTACCACGAAGAGCACCACGTACACTCAATGCATTACCACCTGTGCTACCATTAGCATATTCAGAGTCGAATTCGTGCACCCATCCTGCACCACCAAGCAACTCAAGTTCGAAACAACGTCGATGACCATGATAACCTGCAAGTAGATTGGTTACATTAAACACAACATTACCCGTTAGATTATGTGCATCCAAGAATGTCTTGCTATTTTCAAGATTAAACACTCCTGAATAATCAACCTCAGCACCCACGTATGGGGTAATCATTTTACCAACAGTAACGTTAGCATGAACAGGCTGTGTGTGCCACCAACTATTGTTACCATTTGAACTCTTCGTATTGAAAAGTGTCCAAGAATTGACATCATTCCAAACGTTTGTTCCAACTCCAACACCTACATACCAATTGTCCTTGGCAGTACCGTTGTCTACAAGAGCAGTCTGAGCCGTTGCCGAAACTGCGATGCCCATTACAAGGGCAAACATCATAATAATTTTCTTCATAAATTTATTTATTAATTATTGAACACTTTTATTATACTATATAATTGAGATATTTCCAAATATTTAAAGTGAAAAAAATAGTTATATATTTACATCTTCTAATTTATTTTTATAATTTAACTACAATCAGTCATAGTTTATATTTTTATCTTTAATATACTACAATAATGAAAAAAAACCAACTATTTATAATAAAATAAATGATTAATATGGACATTAAATTAAAGAGAATGATTAACGAGCAGTTTACTCGTACAATAAATGAAAATAGACGATATAAGAAAACACGTGCACTTGTAGAGACTATGGTACGTGATATGCTTGTAAAGAAAATCAACGAAGAAACTAAATCTAAAGCTATGCAAGTTCGCCAAGCATTAAATGACCCATCAATTAATAAATCAGGCCTTGCAAGAAAGATTAGTGGTCTTAGTGGAAATGATGATGCTCGCCGTTCAGAGATTTCAAAAATTGCTCGTGGAGAGTGGGTACCTGATACCGAAATACAAAATGATATATTACATAAATTAGCATCTGAAGGATAATGGAAGTTGTTGAAGTATATGAAGGTGCAAATTTCTACGCTATTTGCCCGAGTTGTAATGAACCAATTGCTTTTCAAGGTGTAGATATTGAATATTATAAGCCAATTGGGTCTAAAATTGATAAACCAATCTACAGTGAACAAACTGATTTGGTTGACACTGGTAAAGTTATTGCTTGTCCTTATTGTAAAAAGGTTTCAAAGGCAAAAGATTTTAAATTTATTATAAACGATTTTTAAATAGAAATGGTGGTACTAAAAAGTATCACCATTTTTTTTTATTCTTCATATTTCCATATTCGCACATTATCAATACAGGTATATGTTCCGACCTTTAAACCAACATCACAGTGTTGATGAAGGATTTCCTCAATAGATAAAATATTTTCATCAAGGAACTCTGCCAATTCAAGCATTTTATCTGTTGCTTCTTTATCAAATTTAGCTCCATCCCAATCATCTAATGTTTCCATTCTAATGTGATCCATTAGTCCAAGAATACGTGCCATATCTTCAAACAAGCGGCTATTACCAAAAATGTCGTATTTATCAATACCAACCTTGGTGTTAAAATCTTGAAACCACAAATTCTTAATCAACTTAATGTGATCTTCATTTAATGTAACTTTTAATTTCATAATCATTATTCATTTTTATATATGTAAAAATAATATTAAATATTATAATTTTCAAATTAAAATAGAATTAAAACGTATCAGTTAGATTCTTGTATGTAGAGGCAAGTCGTTCGACACTATTTACAGCAATTTGCCGAACACGTTCATAGCTAATACCAACTTCATTTGCAACATCATTCATTGATTTAGAAGCGCCATCAATACCATAGATACATTTAATAATATATGCCTCACGGTCACTAAGGTTAGATAGAATTTTTCTTACAGTTATTTTTGCATCTTCTTTTCTTACAATTTCGTCAGTATCACAACTTGCAGTCTTAGATGTATAAGCGTTACTTTCCATAAACTCTTGGCCATTTTCATCCTTCCCATACTTTTCATCAATTGACATTGCTTCAAAAGAAATAAGGTCTTCTTTATTTGTGAAATTCAGGTTGTATTTATTCTTTAATCCCTCTTGTATTTCTTCAACGGTTGGATAACGTTGGTTATTAAACCAAAATTCTTCACGAAATTTAGGAAGATAAGTAGCCAACTTAATTGCATTATTTGGTGTTACCATTGGCTCTTCAATTGTAATATATCTCATAATTGTCTTACGTATCCAATACATTGCATAAGTAGTGAACTTAACTTCACTATTAATATCATATTTGTCAATGGCTGACATTAACCCAATGTTTCCCTCACTAATAAGATCCATAAGATTATCATTTTTTGCAAACTTATTAGCAATAGAACACACAAAACGCTGATGAGCACCCACAATACGTTCCTTTGCAAGACTTTTCTCTTTAATAGTACCATTATGGTAGGTTTTCAAATATTCACGGGTTTTAGCATCATCAATAGTTCCATATTTACGAATATCTTTCAAATAAACACCATAAATATTTATGTCCTCAGATTTTTTATTCATACGTTTTTTATATCATTAAAAAAAAATACTTCAAGTCACAAATTTAAAATAATTTGTTTTTAAAAAAAAATTATCACATATCTAATGCACATACTTTAGATGCATGATAATTTCATAAAATTACTTTTTCTTTCTAATGGTTGTAATCAACTTATTACCTTCATCCTTTGGTGCTGAATCATATGCAATGTTATCACCCATCAAATACAAAAATTCATAAAATGACTTAGAAGACTCTTCTCTTCGTCCAAGTTCTCTTCCGCGCATAATAAGTACAATTCTTACTTTCTTACCCTTATCAATGAATGACAAAGCATGTTTAGCCTTTGTCTCCATATCGTGTTTAGAAATGTTTACAGACAATTGAATTTCCTTTGTGTCTACAACCGTCTTCTTTTTCAAATTTTGTTTCATTTCCCACACGTATCTCTTATAATCATCAATTTTAAGAATGGGCGGATTTGATGTAGCATTAATTTCAATAAGGTCAAGATTAACAGAATCTGCAAACTTTTTTGCATCAGAAACCTTCATAATCTTATTAAAATCATTAGCACCATCTGAACTGTTACGTTCAACATAAATAACACGTGCCTCAGCATATTTAATTTCATCATTCACACGTGCAGAAAAATCTTCTCTTTTCTGATTTTTTTTAGCCATTTAAATATAATTTTTTTAAATATGAATCAAACATTCCCTTCAATAACTCATACTTTTTCACATCAGTATATTGAAGAGACCTTAAATATTTTTTTTGTTCTTTTATTTCTTCTTGTCTCTTTTTTTGTTCATAATCATAAACAGTTAAATCTAAATCATTAGTACATTCTTCTATGATACTTAAACATTTATCTTTATCACCACGCCCATCAAATATAGAAGAACCAACAATTGTCGTAAGAACCTTTTTTCCTTTAAACTCAGCATTTGCTGTAAGTAGACATCTTTTAAGTGCTTCATAATCTATACTTTCTTCATTTGGGCGTGGGTAATTACATATGTACATCAAAGAAACTATTGGTTCACATGGGACAGTAAGTCTTGTTCCAAGTTTTGATTTATCGGCATATTTTGTTTTATCGTTGTATTCTTCAATCAATGGTAATTTATATTTTAATTTTGATTGAAAGCCACCACTTAATAAATTATATGTCGATGTGCCTAATAATATTACCTCAAAATCGTCTACATCCCAAATCGGATCTTTATCTTTAACAATTTTTATCATTTGATATTACTATATTTGTCCATATCAATTAATTGGTCATAAAACCATAGATGTGTGTGATGTGTGTATTTGCAGACTTCATCATAAGTCATCCACTGATATTTATCAATTTCAGGAGTAATACCATCGTCTGCAATATTTGAAACACATTTATCAGGATCAATGTTAGGGTAATGTAAACCAAAAGCAACCGTCACCTTATGTGGGTTTTGTTGAACACTACCCAACGGAATAAGCATTCCACTCTTGCACTCATCCATTGTGAGACCTGTTTCCTCCTTAAATTCTCTCAAAGCGGTGTCCTCCCAACTTTCATCATCTTCAATAGCCCCTTTAAGGAACATCCATAAATTTCTACAGTTTTTATAATTTCCACCCGGATGTCCCAAAAAGAACTCAAGTTCTCCATTCTTGTTCTTCCTGAATGGAATAATACCACAACTTATTTTCATATTACTTCTCTTCTACAACTTTCTTTATTTTTTCAATCTGTTTTTCAGATAACTTACACATTTCCATTTCAACTTTTACAATTAACTTTCCAACTACACCATTACTTAAATGAAGGCCGTAATTATTAAATGTAAATTCATAACCGTCCTTTGTTCCCTGTGGTATAGTAATTGTTATGGTTTTATCATCAATCGTTTTAATATCCTTTGTGCACCCCGTAAGACAATCAATAACAGGAACTTTTACTTTCGTAATAATGTTAGATGGATTTTTTTCATCAATGCGGAATTTACTATTAGGGTCTTCCCTCAAAGCAAATGTAAAGTACAAATCACCATTATCCCCCCTATTATTGCGACAAGAATTACCTTCCCCAACCATTTGATAGGTATATTGCAAACGGTCAATTTTTGGTACTTTAAAACTCTTTTCAATTCTCTTAGAAACAACACCTGAACCATTACATTTATGACAAGGATCTTTTACAAATGTTCCAATGCCTTGACAATGTGGACAAGGTTGTGTGTTATGGACAATACCACCACTAATATGGTGCGTTTGAGTGATAAAACCTGTACCATGACAATATGGACAAGAGGTATCAGCACCACTTAAACTACCGACACCTTTACATTCTTCACAAGGGCGTTCAACGTCATAAGAAACTGTTTTCAAGCGTTCAAAAAATACATCTTCAAGGGTGACACCAATTCTAATTTTTTTATCAGAGCCACAAAATACTCTTTCTCGGGTTTGATGAAAGCCACCAAATCCTGAACCCCTCATAAATTGAGCAAATATATCATCAGGGTTCATGTTTGATGTATTACTTCCACCAAAGTCTGTCGTGCCAAATAAGTCATATTGACTTCTCTTTTCCTTGTCAGAAAGAATTTCATAAGCCTCTGTCACTTCTTTAAACTTCTCTTCAGCATTCTTCTGTTCAGCTTCTGACTTATCTCCCCACTTATCAGGATGCCATTTCATTGCAGCCTTTCGATATGCCTTCTTTATTTCTTTTTCATTTGCATCCTTACTAAGACCAAGAATCTTATATAAATCTTTTTTTGCCATTTTTATTTTTAATTATAACGAAATTTATGTGCTTGTTCTTTTTGTCTTTCGACTTCTTTAAGCAAATTTTCTCTATCTGTAACAGTTAAATTAGATTGTATATCGTTCTCACGTTTTAATACATCTTTATTGTCATTAAAGGGATATTCTCGTTTCAATTCTTCCTCTTTTAAGCGTTCTAATTCATTGTTTTCACTGTTCCATTGTTTCTGAACACTTGAATTTGGTTCAAACTCTGCATCATTGGCAATCATCGTGTACTTATATTCATCAATATATAAATCAAATAATTGTCCCCAAATTTCATTAAATTTCCTTTTAATATACGATAACGTATCCTCTCCGTAAGGTGTGACATCATTTGGTGTTGCCATAGCAAGTGATAACAATTCACCTTTCAATTGGTTACGTTCCTCTTTTGCTTTTTTCGCTAAATATCTTGCATGTTTAATAGACTGAACTTCTTCATCTATAAAAAGCGTTATTAATAATTTTTTCTCCATATAATTTAACATTTTTAAGAATAAATGGTGACAAATTACATTTCAACTTGTCACCATATTCCATATTTTAAACTTCCTCGAATTCATTTTTAGAACCGTCATTCTTAGCTTCTTTAGTCATTGCATCAGCCGCAGATGTATTAAAGCCACCAAAACCATTCTTCATGATGTCATCCATTGGATTTCCACCGTTTGGATTATTTGCACCATAAGCTTTCATTGCAATCTCATTCCATTTAGATGTCAATTCCTTCTCAATAGATTCAAGACTTGTAAAATCTTTACTATCTTCCATCTTCTTTAACTCTTCCAACTTATAAGTAAAGAATTTCTTATCATCTTCACTCATTAATTCAGGTTTCTCTTTATATGTCTCCATCGTTGTTTCTGTCGTATAACGAAGACTTGAAGCCTTATTGAGTTTCTCAAGTTCTACACGCTTTTTCTCATCTTCGGCCTTATGTGCTTCTGCATCAGCCTTAATTCGCTCAATTTCATCTTGCGTTAAAGAACCTTTATTTTCAATGGTAATATGTTGTTCCTTACCTGTGGCTTTATCGATTGCAGTTACCTTTAGAATTCCATTTGCGTCAATATCAAAAGATACCTCAATTTGAGGAACACCACGTTTTGCAGGAGCAATGCCATCAAGATTAAACACCCCAATCTCCTTATTATCGTTAGCCATTGGTCGTTCACCTTGCAAACAACGAATGGTAACAGCAGGTTGATTATCAACAGCTGTAGAGAAAATCTGTGTTTTCTTACAAGGAATCGTAGTATTTGCATCAACAAGACGTGTCATTACACCACCAACAGTCTCAATACCGAGTGAAAGGGGTGTAACATCAAGAAGAAGCAAATCTGTATCAGAATCACCATTGATAATAGAACCTTGAACAGCAGCACCAAGTGCTACAGCTTCATCAAGATTTGCACCATGTAGAAGTTTTACACCAAATTCATTTTTCAACATTTCTTGTACCATAGGAATACGACAAGAACCACCGACAAGAAGGATTCCATCTAAATCCTTAGCTTCCAAATCAGCCTCCTTAATTGCATTCTTAGCACAAGTAATAACCTTGTTAATAGTTAGTCGAACAATTTGTTCAAACTTTGCACGAGTTAAAGTATATACCATGTGAATTGGCTGACCATCCTTAACTGAAATATAAGGCAAATTAACTTCAGTTGAAGTACCACTACTCAATTCACATTTAGCTTTCTCAGCGGCTTCATAAACACGAGTATATGCCATAGTATCATCTGTTAGATCAACTCCATTTTCTTTCTTGAACAAATCTACAAGATAATCTGCGATTGCCTTATCAATATCTGAACCACCACAATAAATGTCACCATTTGTTGCGAGAATTTCCACAACAGAATCTGAAACATCTGCAACTGAAACATCAAGCGTTGCACCACCGAAGTCTACAACTGCAAATTTACCACCTTTCTTCATATCAATATTTGAAGCAAGTAACGCAGCAGTAGGTTCTGCAATTACACGTTTAACTTCAAGTCCTGCAAGTTCACCCGCAGCCTTTGTTGCTTGACGAGCAGAATCATTAAAGTAAGCAGGAACTGTAATTACAGCCTCTTTAATTTCTTCACCAACATAATCCTCAGCAACCTTTTTCATTTTTGCAATAATCATTGATGACAATTCTTCAGGAGAATATTCTCGTCCTTCAATTTTTGCTTTCGGAAAGCCACCTCGATTAACAATATCATATTGCACGTGTTTAACAGCCTCAGATACTTCGTCAAATGTTGCACCCATAAAACGTTTAATAAGAATTACTGTCTCTTTTGGATTAACAATTTGCTGACGCTTTGCCGTCGTACCAACCTTACGTTCACCATCCTTCAAACCAATTACAGATGGGGTAGTACGTCCACCCTCTTCGTTTACAATAACAGTTGCTTTACCATTTTCCATCACAGCCACACATGAAAAGCAGCTACCCAAATCAATTCCAATTATCTTCCCCATAGATTAAAAACAGTTTTTGATATTATTAATTACATTGCGAAGAGAATCATTCTCATTTTGAAGTACTTTGTTATTATGATCAATGACATCAATGTAATGCTTCATTTCTTTAAACTGTTTTTCATAAATTTTATTCCTTTCACTGAGCATAACCATTTTTTCATAAATTTTCTCTGTAAACTCAACAGCAGGGTCTGCAACCTTTTTTTCATTACAGCATGTATCTGAAAGTTTTTCACAACAAGGTTTCTTATTATCAACATCAGCCTTATTTTCAGTTAAGGCCTTATGCTCCTTATTGAAGGTTTCATCTTTAACACATTTACCATTTACACACTCTTTTTCAAAACCATCAACGAGTTCACCATTTTGGTATTTAAAACCCTTAGAGTTAAAGTAACTCTTCTTTTCGCTTTCAGCATTTACATTTTTCTCATAAAGCTTCATGATTTCTTCAAAAAGCTTATCAAAAGAAATTTCATTCAAGTTAAAAACTTTTTCAAACATTTCCATATACATTAATTTAATATTTTATTCATGACTATTATACTACAAAAAAGATACCAAACCAAAACTTTTATCATTTTGGCTTGGAATTATGTCGTTTTGGCAGTTTATCACATATTATTGACAATATCACGATAATATGTGTCATTATTGTCACAAATTTCACCGTTCGCACGAGCCTCATTCAATAGATCAATCATTAATTTCTTAGGCATCTGAGAATGTCGTGCAAGATACTTAGAAGACTTTTTCAACATCTCATATACATTAGGAAGTTTCATAATTCTTTCAGTTTCTTTAAGACATTCTTCAATTATTACTTTAATCTTGTCATTAATATAATCTTGATTATCTTCGTTAACTAATGAGTCACCAAATTCAAGTCTTGACATATATGTTGATACATATGGGAGGCCATTTAACCCCCATTTTCTAACCATTTTTGAAGCAATTGTGGTTGCATGTATCAAGTCTGAAGAAGCACCTGCACTACGCTTATCTTCACCAAATACAAGGCCTTCGGCAACATATCCACCAAGTGCTACCTTAATTTCATTAAGATAATCAATTTTCGAACCAACAACCCCTTCTTCCTCTTCAACATCATGCATCATGAACCCTTCAATTTGCTTTTCAGCACTGCGTGAAATAAGTTTTGCAGGCACTTTTCCATTAAGGTATGAATATATAACAAAGTGACCACTTTCATGGACGGCAGTATTTGCTTGCTGTTCATCCTTAGTTGATTCACGAAGTTTATCAAGCCTCAGCTTATCAGTAAACTTATATGTATCAATAACGTCACCATTACTGTTAATTACCTTAACGATGTTCTTGTTCTTTTTATAATAGTATTTAATCGATACTGCCTCTTTATCTTTTTTATTATCATAAATATTAGTTATGACATAAGGAAGCTTAGTTTTAATAAACTCGTGAATTGTAGAGAAAATAGGTCTTGTACCTTGTGTTGGGAACACAGCCTCATCAAAGATAACCTTATACACACTCTTATCAAACTCAAGGTCAAGACCACACAATTCCTTTGTAGTCTTCTTATATGACTCTAAATTCAGTTCAATAATCTTCTTAAATGACTTTGATGTAAATGATGGATATATCACATGAATATTACCCAATCGTGCAATCTGTTCATTACGGAAACGCATCTGAAGAGCCTTCTTAATATCTACAATATTAATTTTCTTGGTAATACTATAGAATTGGTCAGGCGACATATCAGGATTCACATTAAATGCAACATCATAAGCTTCATCAAGATTTGCAATAACGAAAATAATTGAGTGCTTGAAATTAAGGTCATAACCAATTAGAGACTTTTGATACACATCACTAAACAAATCACAAATCTCCATTGTGTTCATACCTTGTAGCTTACAATACACATCAGAAGTATCACACACAACATTATATACTTTACGATAAAGTTCTGTAAATCTATTCAAAATATGTGATTGCAAGAAAAAGTCAGACTCTTCCTCCACATCACTCTTAGAATGTCTAATCTTATGCAAAGAACCTTCAGAGTCATATTCTACATCCTCATCATTTTCTCCATAACTTTGTGTAACATTAAACACATCTAAAAATTGTTTACGGTCATATTTATTAAATTTGGCCATACATTCTTCACTATTTTCCCACACACCATTTTTAATCTCCATTGGACAAAGAGAATTAATCTTCATCATATATGTAAGAACCCTAAACACACTTCTGTTTTCCCAAAATGAAGTACGCTTATGTAGGATGCCTGTATCAAGCAATTCCCAAAATGGTTTCAAACCATTTTTATTGTCTTTCTCCCCACCATTACCATCAATAGTTGCAGCATACTGAAATTCATCGTAGACGAACATACGATTACTACAATCATTATCCAACTGTTCCTCAATATCTTGCTCAACCTCCCAAGAACTTTGTTCATTGATTGCGCAAAAATTAAAATAAACAAGGTTCTTTTCAATGTTAAGCAACTGAGAAATACGACGGATAAGAGAGGTCTTACCACAACCTGTCATACCAAAAATATTAACAACACAAGGGCTTGATTGTAATTGAGGGTACAAGAACCACACACGAACATTGCTCATAATAGAGTCAATCTGTTCGTCAATTCCAACAAACTCCTTTTTCAACTGCGTAATCGCATCGTTGACGAGTTTATTTTTCTCGTCAAGCTCTTTTTTATCAACTTTCAAAACCATATCTAATTTTTTAAAACCACATTCATTATACTATCACATAAACCAAAAACCAAAAAAAACCGAGGATTGTTATAATAAACAATTTCGGTTTTGACATTATTTCATTCAATTTCATACAATTTCTTATTGTCAATCATTGAATATGAATCACACACATATATCTCATCAGGAGAAGGAATAGAATAAGTATGGGCAAATATCTGATAATCCACACCAAGTTTCTGATTTACAATGGATGTTGATTCTGTATCATGTTCATAAAGATCAGACCAAACAATACTACCAAATGAATCATCTCCACCACGCATTGCACCTATATTCCATATATACTTGTTAATGTCTTGTTCATTCCCAACCATACCATTAAGAATCTCTTCCCATTTATCTTTATTGGCAATTTTTAAGTTGCGTAAATACCAACCAAGATTAATTCCTGCGTGTGATAGTAAAACTCTACCTAAAACTTTCGTATTAATAACAGTACAAAATGAAAACAAGTTAAGGTTTTTCAAAAACAATGATTGAATAACTTTATATCTTTTATTGTCACGTCTACAACCGTAATTTTCACTAATTTTAGGAAAATAATGCAAATCATGATTGCCAAGAATAAGAGTAACTTTATCTCTATTATCTTTGGCAAATTCAAGTAATTCTTTGAAATTATCAAATGCCTGTTTTTTAGTAACACCATCATAATCAACATATGGATCAAGATAATCACCTAAGAAAATTACCTTATCATACTTATCAATGTTTTCTTGTGCTTTCTTCCAAAATGTTCTTCCATGAACATCAGGGACAATACAATATTTCATATATCTAAATTTAAATTACAACTTGTTCATTCAAGGTAATGCACCGTACATGAAAATCTAATAAATTTAATGATTGTATTTGGTTTTCACTTCTTGCTTCATCCTATCACTACTTTTTAGGTTCATTACTGAACGGTCATCCATAGGAGGATAGTCCACAAGCGTAAATTCGGTACTACGGATACCTACTGAATTTATTTATTTTTTATGCAACACACAGCCTACGACCTTCATAAAGGATATTTACTGCTGCGTTTAAATCTCTATTATGACTTGCCCCACAATTAGGACATTGCCAATGACGATCTTTCAACTTTAAGTCCTTGTTGATATAACCACATTTACTACAAGTCTTTGAGGAGGGGTAATACATTCCAATGAGAACCACTTTCTTATCATTTTGCAAAGCCTTAGTGGATAACACCATCTTGAATTTGTAAAAACCAACTTCCTGAATCGCCTTGGCAAGTTTATGGTTTTTCAACATGCCGCTTGTGTTAAGGTCTTCCATGTAAATGTAATCATAATGACGTAATAAATAATTAACCACAGAATGAATATAGTTTTCCTTCTTGTTGGTAATAGTTTCAAATACCTTAGCAATGCGTTTACACTGCTTACTGAAGTTACTTGAACCTTTACGTTTCTTCGATAATTGACGTTGCAACTTAATAAGCTTCTTTTCATCCTTCTTGAAGAAACGCTTATTCTCAAACACTTCCCCATTAGAAGTTATGACAAAATCTTTAACTCCAAGGTCAATGCCAACATCACGACTTGTCTTGTCAAACTTTACAAACTCATTATCATTCATATCAATAAGGATAGATAAGGCATAACAACTACTCTTGGTTTTCGATAAGGTTGCACTCCTTATATTATCCTTATATCTTTGCAGTCTCTTGAAATACAAATCAGAGCAACGGAAATTAACATTTTTCAACGTTTTCGTAAGAGTTATCTTACGAGTATCAAATGTATTTTTCTTTGATATTGCATTAATTGAGAATAATGCTGATTGTTTATCTCTCTTAGACTTGAACTTTGGAAAACCTTTATGATCTTTGAAGAACTTATCGTATGCAGTAAGCATTTGTCTAATTGATTGTTGCATTACTTGTGTATTTTGTTCCTTTAGCCAAACATATTCCTCATCTTTCAACAATGTTCCATGAAAGTACTTACAAAGTTCCGTCAACCCAAGGCTTGTTTTATCGGCTTTATAGGCATCTTGTTTGCGAGCAAGCATATGATTATAAACAAAACGGTATGAACCAAGCACTTTATTGAGTGTTTGCTCCTGCGTTTTATTTGGATATAACCGTACCTTAATTGCTCGTAACATTGATTTAATTGTTTAATTCCTTTATATTATACTATATTCTTATATAATTTCCAACATTTTCTAATAATTTTTCTTGGATTTTTCATTTAACTGTTATCAACCATTTCATCTGGCATTTTTGCCTTCAACGCCTCATAATCTATTCTATTGTTTTCATACAACACTTCTATTTCGTCTAATTCCTTTCTAAGTGTTGGGAAATAATCTCGCACACCTTTATAGAATTTTATAAGTCGTTTGTTAATGTCATTGATGATTGCTTCTCTTGACTCTAAATAGAAATATAGTGCACCACCACCAACGAAAGGCTCAACATATCTACCAGAAAATTGAGGAACATAACACATAATATTTGGTATTTCCTTAGTTTTTCCACCTCTATATTTAAGCATTGGTTTCATACATTTGTGTTATTTTTTTTACACTTCATTATTCACTACTATTATACTAATTACTTTTGCAATTAACCAAATCAAAAGATGAATTTAACAAAAAAAAAATGCCCAAGAAAAAACTTGGGCTATACATATCTTCCACTCACTTGCGGAAAACACTATTAATACTTAGTTAAAAGTTTTTCAATTTCAGAATTACATTTTGTCACCATATCATCAATTAGTTTTTGATTTTTAATTGACTCTAATATATCAGATAACTGTTCATAAATTTCTTCAAGCTGTTGCAATGTTTTACCTTCTAAAAAACTATTTTCTTTATCTATATCTTTTGAAGATAGTTTAAATATTGGATGCATATATGGTGTTTCAGGATTTGATAAATAAATGAAAAAATCAGATTTAACACACCTAAATTCAATATAACTAAATTCATCTTTTTTAGAAAAAAATTGTATCTTAGGGGTAGAGCTTATTTCAATAAAACATAATTTTTCTTTAAAAGATATACTTTCATTATAATACACACCAATCGGTCCAAAATTCTCACTAATGTCATACTGTTTAGATAAAATGCCAAGCATTACAATCAATTCATTATTAAAAAAGTCTTTAAAAGCATTGATAATTTCAATAATTTCATTTTTTAAGGACGTATATTTAGTGTCCTTGACATTAATCCACTTTTCTAAGTTTTGTCTTAGGAGTTCTACATTATTTGGTTCCATAACAAACTGATTATTAATTATTCTGTAAAAAAATAACCCCGAAACATCATCAAGGTCAGAAGTGTCAATAAAAGTAATGTATGCATCCTCACATTGACGTTCAACCCCATTTTCAATGAGATTATTGAGTTCTTCTTTTGTTTTAGGCTTATAAGTGTACATAACTTTTACTATATGTTAATAAATAAAAGCGGTGCGTACGGGATTTGAACCCGTGACCCCATGCGTGACAGACATATATTCTAAACCAACTGAACTAACACCGCACATAAAATTCAACACAAATTAATGATTTTGGGTAGATTTTATTTCTTGTTTCACCCTACCCCGATCAGATTTACAACCAATGCTATAAACTCATTATTGGATAGTCCACAAGCGTTAATTCGGTGCTACGGACACCTACTTTATATTTTTTTATTTTTAAGCCGCATTTATCCTTTGCCCTTCGTGAAGGATATTTAATGCTGCATTAAAATCTCTATCATGATTTGCACCACAATTAGGACATTGCCATTTTCGTTCATTTAAAGTTAATTCCTTATAAACATACCCACAACATGAACAAGTCTTTGAACTTGGATAAAACTTATCAATAAGTACAACCTTCTTATCATTTACAAGAGACTTACTACTCAATATCTCCTTGAACTTATAAAACCCAACCTCACTGATTGCCTTTGCAAGATGGTGATTCTTCAACATACCACTTACACTCAAATCTTCCATGTAAATGGTATCGTAACTCGAAAGCAATTTATTCACAACATAATGGATGTAATTCTCCTTCTTATTCGTTATGCGTCCAAAGACCTTTGCAATCTTAATCCGTTGTTTATTGCAGTTATTTGAACCAACTTTCTTCTTAGATAACTGACGTTGAAATTTCTTCAACTTCCGTTCATCTGACTTGAAGAAGTGTTTATTCTCAAACTTCTTTCCATCAGAGGTTATAACGAAATCCTTAACACCAATGTCAATACCAACTTCCTTGTTGGTTTTCTTGAACTTAATAATTTCGCTTTGAGGAATGTCCATAAGGATCGATAAGAAGAAATTCCCACTCTTGGTTTTCGAAAGGGTTGCACTTCTTATATTATCCTTATACATGCGAAGTCTTTTCAAATACAAATCCGAGCAACGAAATTTAATATTCTTGAGTGATGTTATTAAGGTAATATGCCTTGTTTCAAACGTATTGCGTTTTGATATCGCTTTAAGTGGAAATAATGCCGTTTGTTTATCCTTCTTACTCTTAAATTTTGGAAACCCATTCTGATATTTGAAGAACTTATCATACGCCGTTAACATCTGTCTTATGGCTTGTACCATTACTTTTGTATTCTGTTCCTTAAGCCAAACGTATTGTTCATCCTTTCGTAATTCATGGTGAAAGTACTTTGAAAGTTCCTTTAATTTAAAGTTTGTTTTATCAGCGTTATAAGCCTCTTGTTTGCGAGCAAGCATATGATTATAGACAAACCGATAGCAGCCAAGCACCTTATTGAGTGCTTGCTCCTGTTGTTTATTAGGATATAATCTTACTTTAATTGCTCATAGCATAATTTATTTTGTTTATTTCGCCAAATATTTAATAAATTTATTGTGGGGTTAAAAGTCTTGACTTACATACAAACCCATTAACGCCCACAATACGCAAGAAATGAACTTCATCAAGGAAGCCATTTCTCGAAACACAAAGTATTTGTACTTGTGCAAATTAATTGCGTGCCGTGTAGGACTCGAACCTACGACCATCTGATTAACAGTCAGAGGCTCTACCGACTGAGCTAACGGCACATAATATAATAAGTAAATGAAATAACATTTTCTTACTATATTAGTAGAGCTTCCTGTCAGGGTCGAACTGACAACCACCTCATTACAAGTGAGGTGCGCTACCATTGCGCTAAGGAAGCATTTAAAGCGAGTAAAATTACAAATAGTATTAAATTATAAATTGCATTATCCACATAAATCAAATTATCGAAGTAACTATTTGTCCGACTACGCTTTATTTTATTGTTGCCTCGCAAGGATTTGAACCTCGTCTCTCTGATCCAAAATCAGATATGCTAACCATTACATAACAAGGCATTTAATGTTTATTTTTGATATAAACAGTTGTCACGCCGACAGGACTCGAACCTGTACTCTCTTGTTCCCAAAACAAGAACCTTAACCGATTAGGCCACGGCGTGGAATCTTATCGTGTTCATGACCACATATAATACTTGTAGGGTAAAACGCTACATATCGCAATGTAATGAGATAGTAATTTATCTCAACCGACTGTTAGGCTATCGTACATGAAAATCTAATAAAATCAATGATTGTATATAGTTTTCACTTCTTGCTTCAACCTATCACTACTTTTTAGGTTCATTGCTGAACGGTCATCCATAGGAGGATAGTCCACAAGCGTTAATTCGGCACTACGGATACCTACTTATTTATTTCTTACGCAACACTTATCCTACGACCTTCGTAAAGGATATTCAATGCTGCATTATAATCTCTATCATGATAAGAACCACAATTAGGACATTGCCAATGACGATCTTGTAACTTCAATCCATTATGAATATATCCACAATTACTACAAGTCTTTGAAGAGGGATAATACCTTCCAATTAAAACAACCTTCTTATCGTTTTGCAAGGTCTTGTTCTGTAACGTAATCTTAAACTTGAAGAACCCCACCTCTTGAATTGCCTTAGCAAGTTTATGGTTTTTCAATAAACCACTTGTATTTAAGTCTTCCATGTAAATGGTATCGTAATGACGTAACAAATAATTAACCACAGAATGAATGTAATCATCTTTCTTGTTACTCATCGCTTCAAATACCTTGGCTATACGTTTACATTGCTTATGGAAATTACTTGAACCTTTACGCTTCTTGGACAATTGACGTTGCAACTTGGCAATGCGTTTTTCATCTTTTTTATAGAAACGCTTGTTCTCAAATACATTACCATCAGAAGTTATGACAAAGTCTTTAACCCCAAGGTCAATTCCAACATCACGATTTGTCTTGCCAAACTTAACAAGCTCATTGTCGTTCATTTCAACAAGGATAGATAAGGTATAACAACTACTCTTGGTTTTCGATAAGGTTGCACTCCTTATATTACCCTTATATTTCTGCAAACGTTTATGGTACAAATCTGAGCAACGGAACTTGATATTCTTTAAGTTTTTCGTAAGAGTTATCTTACGTGTGTCAAATGTATTTTTCTTTGATATTGCATTAATCGGAAATAAAGCTGATTGTTTATCTTTCTTGCTCTTGAACTTTGGAAACCCTTTATGTTCTTTAAAGAACTTATCATATGCAGTAAGCATTTGCCTAATGGATTGTGTCATTACTTTGGTGTTTTGTTCCTTCAACCATTGATATTGTTCATCCTTTAGTAATTCATGGTAAAAGTACTTGGACAGTTCCGTTAAACCAAGATTCGTTTTATCGGCCTTATAGGCCTCTTGTTTGCGAGCAAGCATGTGATTATACACAAAACGGTAGCAACCAAGTACCTTTTGAAGTGTTTGTTCTTGCGTTTTATTTGGATATAACCGTATATTAATTGCTCGTAACATTGCTTTCTTTATTTAATTCAGTTATATTATACTATTTTCTTGACTAATTTCCAATTTTTTTAAAGAAAATTAATTATACTCAGCAACGATGAAAAAACCAACGGTTAGGGTTTAACTAAGTATTCAATTTAGCAAACTTTCAATTTTTTCATTGCATCTATTCACCATTTCATCTAACAAATCTTGGTTTTTCATTAATTCTAATATTTCAGATATTGGTTCATATATTTCTCTTAATTGTAGCAATGTTTTAGTGTCAAGGGTTCTTGATAACTCACCAAGATTAACTGAATATACTGCTAATAAAGGGCGTGGACCATAGTTATCTATGCCTTTAATACATAAATAAAAATTACAAGTTTGACAATTAAACTTAACATAGTCATTTATTGAATCTTTAGCAAAAAAAGTTATCTTTGGTTCATTTATTATTTGAACCAAATAATTTTGATCTTTTAGGGAATCACTATCATTAGAATAGATGTCTAATCTTTCTTTATCTTTAATGCGATAGGAATTTGATAATTCTTCAAGCATTAATACAAGTTCATTATCACAAAAAGATTTAAAGTAGTTAATCGCATCAATGATTTTCTTTTTTAAATCTTCTGACTCACAATTGTTTATATTAAACCATTTTTTTAAATTTTGTTTTAGAAGGTCTACGTTAGATTTCATAATAAGTTATTTACTAATTTATTTATTATTTTTCAAAGAACTCACGGAACTCTTTACCGCCATATTCATTCTTAGTTAACTCAATCATTTCCCTAATGGTATATTTCTCCTTACGTGGGTTTGGAAGACGATGTTCAATATAACCCTGCGTACCTGCTCTACAAGCCCCCGTAATTACACGATAACAAACAACTGCTTCATCGTAAGGTAATTCACTATCGAGGGTTAAACTTTCATACTCTGATTTGTCTCGTTTGTTAATTTTGAAATGAAGGTCTTGCTTTGCCTCTTCCAAAGTATTACCATGTGCCCAATTCCCATTACCGTCAGTAACAACATAACAGATGGGGTCATTAACACCTGTACGTATATGATAAACATTTCCTTTTTTCTCAACAACATCATTCAATATACCATCTACATGAAGAAATTCACGACCCGAAGGATGAATGATATGTACGATTTCATCTTTTAATTTATAACATTCATCCCAATCTTTTTCATATCGTTCATCTTTAAGTTCAAAGTCACAAAAAATTCTTGTTGCTAAACAGTCATCCGGTAAGCACTTAATAAGTGTTTTTTCAATCTCAAGACTTCCATATACAATTAAATTTTTTGGTAACTCACTTATTGGAGAATTATCAATTTTAAGACCACCCAAAGTTAAATTATTTCTAAGTTTAGTGATGCTTGTGTATGACATATACAAAGCACCAAATTCGCATTCATTAGGAATTTCAGTGATATTTGTTCCTGAAATATCTAATAGACCTTTCACTTTCAAACCATTTGGAAGGTGCTTCAATGAAGAATTATGGGCAATGAGGTTTACTAATGCCAAATTATCTTTAAGTTTACGTATGCCGGTGTGTGACATATTCAAGCCAACACACTCACAATCATTGGGAATTTTAGTGATGTCGGACATTGAAACACATAAACCTTTAGTTTTCAACCCTTTTGGTAGTTTCTTACTTGAATAATTACAAAAAAGTCCGCCATCTACAACTAAATTATTAGGGAGATAATCACTAATTACATATAAATCCCCCTTATAATAAGGCCTACCATCTTTCACTTGAAGCTTAATGTTAGTTCTCTTCTCAAATACATCAATTTGATGTAGCATCAATTCTTTTTCGTTCATAATCACTTTCATTTATTATTTTCAAAGAACTCACGGAAAGTATCGCCCCCATATTCATTCTTGGTTAATTCAATCATTTCCTTAATGGTATATTTCTCTTTCCGAGGTTCAGGAACACGTTTTTCAACAAAAACCTGCGTCCCAACTTTACAAGCTCCCGTAATAACACGATAGCAAGCAACTGCCTCATCAAAAGTCAGTTCGCTTTCTAATGTTAACTTCTCATATTCAGTCTTATCACGAAGACTCATCTTATAATGAAGGTCTTGATTTGCGCCATCTAAAGTGTATCCATGTGCCCAATGCTCATTTCCGTCCGTCACAACATAAGCCATAGGGAGATTAATACCATTTCTAACGTGATAAACATTACCTTTCTTTTCAATTACTTCCGAAAGGAGTCCATCAACGTGAAGAAATTCACGCCCTGATGGGTGATTGATGTGCACAATTTCATTTTTCAAAGAATAATATCTAAGGTAATTCAAACTATATCGTTCATCATTGAAGCCTTCATTACAAAATACACCTTTTACTAAACAATCATTTGGGATTGTCGTAAAATGATTTCTACTCATCGATAAATAAGTAAAAATAATTAAATTTTTAGGTAATTTTTCTAATGGTGTGTTTTTAATGGATAAACAATCTAATTCCAAATTATCACGAAGTTTTTTAATCTTAGTATTATCCATGTTTAATGAAACAAATTCACAATCATCCGGTATTTTTGTAATATTCGTGTGTGAAATGGCTAATAAACCTTCTACCTTCAAACCTTTTGGAAGTTCTTGTAATGAAGAACCACACACATAAAGACCTTTTAGTTCCAAATTATCACGAAGTTTTGTGATTTTTGTTTCCGATATATTCAAAGCACCAAACTCACAATCGTCAGGAATTTCAGTAATGTTGGTTTCTGAAATATTTAACCCACTCTTTACTTTCAATCCTTTTGGTAATACTGACAATGAAGATTCGTAAGCAATAAGTGCATCTAATTCCAAATTATCCCTAAGTTTTGTGATTTTAGTGTTCGAGATATTCAAAGAACCAAATTCACATTCATCCGGGATTTCTGTAATATCTGTTTGTGAAATATCTAACATCTCAATAACCTTTAATCCTTTGGGAAGTTTTGTGCTATCTAAATCACACATTAAACTACCATCGACTACCAAATTATCCGGAAGTTCATCACTAAGACAAGAAAGTAATCCCTTATAATATAGTTTACCATCCTTTACTTCAAGTAATTCACCTGTTTGTTTCTCAAACATCTCAATTTGAGATAACATTAATTCATTTTGTTGTTTATCCATATGTTTTTAAATTTATCTTCATTTTCATTATACTATGGGCTTAGTTAGAAACCAAATTAAATCAAACATTTAATTTTTATTATGCAATAAATGCATTCTTTTTTCTTCTTTCGTTAAAACACCTTATTATACGAAAAATGATTGTAGTTTTCAAATATAATGATTAATTTAACGGGACATGAAAATAAAAACACTATACTGAACAGTGATGAAAAAACTATTAAAGAACTTGTAATTTTTATTTAAAAAAGACTATTTATTATATGAAAATAAAATTAAAAAATTTATACATATGGCGTGTAACTGCGGTAAAAAAAATGTGGGGAGTCAACCAATAGTAAAAAGTCCTTCAAAAAAAAACATTATTGGTGGAACTGGGGGTTCGGCGCTTAGAAGAATAATTAAGCGTGCAAAATAAAAAAAAAGTTGGAATACATAATTTTAGTATATTCCAACTTTTTATTGTTTAATATATTATGGATTAAGATATCGTTTTTTGTCAACTTTTTTATCTTCATTTAAATGATTAATAAGATATTGCACATTATCATGTACCACTTCACCAAGGAACGTATCGTAATTCGGTGTATCACCAAAATACAATAATTTTACTCCATGTTTCTCACATAATGCTTTTTTTCTATTATCACGTTTAATTAGTTTATCAAATTGCTTGCAAGCCCACTCAACACCTTTTCCTGCAAAGTCAATCGGAAAGAAATGTTGTCTTCCTTGACACTCAATACCCACATTATAATCAGGTAAGTAAAAATCTAAACTCTGTCTTCCTAACCATTTAAAAATTTTTTGGTAATCATATGTAATTCCCACATCATCTAAATAATTCATAACACTCCGTTCCAAATGACTTAAATTGCATTTTGGACAACCATTACCGGTTAAATGATTATGTGGTCTTTGTTCAAATTCCCCATGCTCAGGACAAATGATACAAACCTTTGTGTCACTATTCACATAATCCACCTTAGAATAATTATATTTATCTCCATGTTTTTCTCTTGCATATTTAATAAATTTCTCTATTGTTGAAGTTTTCTTTTCACGAATTTTATCACATTTACATACAGGACAACCGTCACCTCGTGTGTGATTATTAGGTCTTTGTTCAAATTCCCCATGCTCAGGACAAATGATACAAACCTTTGTGTCACTATTCACATAATCCACCTTAGAATAATTATACTTATCTCCATGTTTTTCTCTTGCATATTTAATAAATTTCTCTATTGTTGAAGTTTTCTTTTCACGAATTTTATCACCCTTACATTTAGGACAGCCATGACCATTTAAATGATTAGTAGGTGTTTGGTAAAACTCACCATGTTTAGGACAAATGATACAAATCTTGGTCATACAATTCACATACTCCACCTTTGAATAATCATATTTATCCCCATGCACATCTCTTGCATCCTTAATAAATTCTTCAGTTGTTTTCTTCTTCCCCATTTAATTTTTTCTTTTCCAAAAATTCCATAAATTTTTTAATCCAATAAGTAACCTCTTCATAAACATATTTTGGGATAGATTTATTATCATTTCCCCAATCAAATTTAGGAAACTTCTCTTCTATATAATCATAAAGAAGTTTATTAATTGTATCTTTATCTTGAAAATTAGATTGATAAAATTTTTCTACCATTTGTTTATGATTTTCAGTCCCATACACATATGCCAAATAAACAAAATCTTGACCAAATGTGCCCATTGGTAGAATTTTATTAAATCTTTTATTTTGAAGGTAGCTTTCATCATATCCCATCACCCCCCCAATCAGATCACCACGATTAAATGAACTTTTTTTGTAGTAGAAATTGTTTGCAACAGTATTTGTAAACCCGTTGTCTAAGGTTACCAGTGTCGTCTTACCATTTCTTTTGGCCAACCCCCAATTATTAATGTTCCCCCAATCTTCAATTTCTACACCTATATTAGACATTATTATAAGATATTGAAGTAATTTATGAATTTTTGGTAAATTATCATAGTCATCAATTACGGTTTCCATACTTCCATCATAAATAATTTCTCGTAAAGTATCAAATGAAACACCAAGAACATTCTCAAAATCTTCTTCATCTGCAGGTAGGACGTATTCTGAGATGACGTAAAAATAGTTCTCCATGTCAGAATCATTGTATATAATTGGCATGAATGTTTTAATGGGAGATTGGTGATAAGCAGTTACCTCCGCTTTATTTTGAGCCACTCCTTTTATATTGGTTGCCAATTTCAAGACACGAGTATCATCAATTTGGAAAACTGCTCTTGATGAACCATTACCAATTGGCTCACCTAACATTTTCACACAATACTTAAATCCGCCTTTAAGGAAGTGATTAATCTTGTCTTTATAGTTAGAACGGTCTTTAACTCCTTGTAAATCGTTCGTTAATTCATTCATTAGGTCTTGTACTGAAAATCCTGCCTCCATTGCTTCGTGTATAAGATTGCGCACATAAATGCGTATTTTAGTCTCCAATACACCATCAACGCACCATTTATTTACCTCATTCATTTTTATTTATTTTTCAAAGTTATGTATTAACTATTCATATTAACCATTAATTACTTGAACAATTATTTATTTATATTGGAATACATCTTCTTAATCTGTTCAACAATTCTATCATAGGCATATTGTGGAAGAATGTGATCAACATTATCCCCCCAATCAAACTCAGGATATTTTTCGTTTATATACCCATAAAGTAATTTACTAATCACATCTTTATTTTGAAAATCAGATTTACGAAATTCTTCAATTAAAGATTTATAGTAATCGGTACTGTGTGTTTTTGCCCAAGCAACAATATTTCTACCAATCGTGTACATTGGTAAAACTTCTCTAAATTTATTAAATGGTTGACGTCTATCTTGTTGATTATTTTCAACAGGTCCCATCATATCTAAAAATTCATTGTTATCATTAACGTTATCGTTATTGCGATAGAAATTTCTTACAACATTTTGTGTAAACCCATTGTCTAAGGTTACAAGTGTCTCCTTACCATTTCTCTTGGTCAACCCCCAATTATCAATGTAAAACCAATCATTAATGTTTACACCAATCTTAGACATTGCAGTAAAATATTGAAGCAAACCACGAACTTTTGGTAAGTGTTGCTCATAAGCTTTAATTTTCTTCCCTCTCTTCTGACTTGAAACTATACTCACCAACACAGAAAATGGAACTTCAAATATATGTTCAAAGTCTTCCTCATTTGCTGGTAACACATATTCTGAGATGACGTAAAAATAGTTTTCCATATCTGAATCATTGTATATAATGGGCATAAAGGTTTTATCCGTGGCTTGATTATAAACCATTACCTCAGCTTTATTTTGGGCAATACCTTTCATATTAGTTGCCAATTTCAATACTCGTGTATCATCAATTTGGAATACTGACCTTGATGAACCATCACCGATCGGTTCACCCAACATTTTTACACAATACTTAAATCCGTCTTTAAGGAAGTATCTTATCTTGTCTTTATACTTAGAACGGCCTCTAACCCCTTGTAAATCGTTTGTTAAGGCTTGTTTTAGTTCTTGTACTGAAAACCCTGCCTCCATTGCTTCGTGTATAAGATTACGTACATAATTACGTATATTGGACTCCAAAATATGGTCAATTCTCCACTTATTTTCGGTATTCATTCTTATTTAGTTTTCAAAATTATTATTAAAAAATAATAAAATCTATGATTTACTTACATTGGAATACAATTTCTTAATATATTTAGCAACACTATCAATTGCATATTGAGGAAAAAGGTACTCATTATCATAACCATCCCATTCAAAACCCGGATATTTTTCATTAACGTATCTATAAAGTAATCTATAAATTAAATATCTATTTCGACAATTTGATATGCGAATTTCTTCAAACATGGTTTTATAATAGTTGTCGTTATGTGAATTTACCCATTCAACAACATCTCGCCCAATTGTATCTTTTGGCAGAATTTTACTAAATATTTTCTCAACTTGTTCCTCTTTATTTTTACCATAACCTTCTTCATAACCCATCATCCCACCAATAGAATCACTACCTTTAAAGGTGGCATTGTTGCCATAGAAATTATTTGCAACATTTTGAGTAAATCCATTATCTAATGTTACTATTGCTGGTTTACCATTTCTCTTTGTTAGACCCCAATTACTAATAACAGTCCAATCGAAAATTTCTACACCCATATTAGACATTGTTATAATATACTGAAGTAGATCATGAACTTCTGGCATATTCTCATAAAATTTCATTGCATATTCAAGCATATTATTGGAAATAAAACTCTCCAAACGATAAAATGGAATACCAACCACTTTTTTAAAATCTTCATATTCTGCAGGTAATACATATTCTGATATAACATAAAAATAGTTTTCCACATCTGAATCATTATAAACAATTGGCATAAATTTTTTATCCGTAGCTTGATTATAAAGCGTTGCTTCGGCTTTATTTTGGGCAACTCCTTTCATATTGAATGCCAATTTCAGTACACGAGTATCATCAATTTGGAACACAGCTCTTGATGAACCTTTACTAATTGGCTCTCCCAACATTTTTACACAATAATAATATCCGCCTTTAAGAAAGTACCCAACTTTCTCCATATAAGTAGAACGGTCTTTAACTCCTTGTAGATCGTTCGTTAAGGCTTGATTTAGTTCTTGTACTGAAAACCCTGCTTCCATTGCTTCGTGGATAAGATTACGTACATAATTGCGTATTTCAGACTCTAATAGGCTATTAATGTGCCATTTATTTGTATTATTCATATTCATTTAATTTTTAACAATAAATATCAATTACACTGTATTATATTAAAACATCACCATTCATTTAGTTTTATTGTATAAAAAAATAAAACCACCGAACAAATATACATATATGAACGGTGGTTTAACAATGTGCAAATCTTAAGATTTAAGTCATAATAACTTGGTCAATTATATTATCATCAATCTTTGGAACTTGATACACTTCATAAGTGCCATCTCTCTTGATATGTATAAGTCTTCTTGCGATAATATTTAGTCCAACAGATTCCATCATTCGTTGATACAGATTAAACTGCACATAATAATGAGACAATGCCTCATCATAATAATTGGTGAACGGTGGTAACATCATCATGTTTGTGTTTCTCACAAACTCCTTTGTCAACTCTCTATTGGTATTATGAGTTACAAGAAAGTTCTTACCACATAAGAATGTATGACTCTTACTATCCACTTCAATACACCTTGTTGGAACACTATCTACTTCTTCAATTTTAATAATTCTGCGGAAGTTATAGTCATCAGGCTGATGCTTACTTACTTTCTTATATTTATGAAGGAACGGATTAAAATAACAAGCAAATGTAATATGAAACTCCCCATCCTTACGTCTATCACAAGTTGATTTAATACCTAAACTTGAAAGAAGTACAGATATTGCTTCAGCCTTCCATTCTTGTATTGTACACATGGTAAAACAGAGTCTTGTTTTATCATATTCTCCATTAATGTCCATTAATCCTCTAAGTAATTCCAATCTATCAGAAGATGATGCTTTCAAATATATGTCAGGGATATGTTTATTGTTTAAAACATTAATCGAAGCTAATTTATCCGTTAACCCAACCACTGTTCTTGTTTGTGCGTTATCACCTTCTACAACATAACCCTTGAATTTAATTTCTTCCCAAATACATTCATCCACATTTGTAATTTCCCCAGCCGACTTATTTTTATTACCAAGCCAAACTCCGAAAACATACGGATTAATCGGTAATTTAATATAATCATTTCTAATTGCAGTCGGATTATATATTTTTGGGATTTTACGAGATGGGATTGATGTGTCAACACCTTTTAGATATTCATAAAGCTCCTCAGAAGTCATAACAACTGTTTTCTTTCCCTTTTTTTTACGTTTAAGAGTTATTAGCCATCGATGTTCATTGTCACTAATAATTTCCTCTTGGTTATCAAATGTGAGTTTATAACATTTTCTATGATGAACTTCAGATGTGTGAAGCACTTTACATTGAAAGCCATCTTTGTCATAAACAACATCACCTACTTGCACTGTACCCATGGTTTTCCACCCATCAGTGGTAAATATTGGTGTGTTGACATCTAAACCCTTCCAGTCACCAATTACAAAGCCACTTTTAGAAGGATCAGGTGCGTCGTAATAGAACAAAAGGTCGGCAGTACCACAGATTGGTTTTGCACCATCAATATATTTTGTGCTTAGTTTAAACTCAGCTCCCACAGGGTGAAGTCTACCATTTAAATCATCATAGAATTGTTTTATTGCAAACTCTTGTGGGAAAGTTGGTACCATACAATTTTCCTCTGCAAGATATTGAGGTTTATTCTGTGGGCAAATTAGTTCAGGTTTACCACATAACATATTGGTGTATGATTCTCCAAATTCGTGTGCCCTTGTACCCATTACAGTAGCACAAACGTTTGTCCATCTCCACTTTTTCTTAACCTCATCTTGGGTTAGATTATTCTTAATTGCAAATGCTCTTGAGCGCTCTTCAAGGTCAAATTCATTCTCATATTGAGAGATAATGGTTGATACAGGGGTGTATTCAACCCCATCAATTGTATAACGATGTGGAATTTCTTCAAAGACAATGTTACCAAATTTCTCCTTAAATAAAGCCCGTGTGTCTTCTCTTAACTTATTTATTTCTTCTTGTGTCATTTCTTAATTTTAACCTTTATTATCACTTAAATTATATTCTGTGGTATTATATCAATATTTTCTTTCATTTTGTAGTATTGCATGACAACGCCATAAGCTTTATTAAATGTTGATTCAAAGTTAGAACGATAATCTTTAATACTATCACCTTTCAAATCAAGATTCTGTTTGTTACATAGATGGAAAAACATGTCCCATACTCTTTTTTCAAACTCTGTTTCTTTCATATTAATACCTTATTATTATCTTATTATATTATACTACTATTGTACCCAAAAACAAAAACCCACCTCTAAATTTGAGATGAGTTTTTTTTCTTTCCGTAGGAAACACCTTTTAAAAAGCATTTGAATAGTGTATTCATAATATCACTATTCTCAACATATTTGTTGAATTCCAATTTTAGTTCTTCTTCTGCATTCTCAAGACTAACATTTTCAAATTCATTAAATGGATTTTCCTTAATTAATTCAAGTGGCTCTCCCATACTTAAACAGTTTCTTTGTTTAAATACTTCCACCATCAAATAGAAACCACTAAAATTGGTTTGGTCAAGTTCAATCTGTTTTAGTTCTAATACCCCTTTCTTACCATATTTAAGGACACATACAATATTATCATAACCAAATGATTTATCTTTCTCATCAAACTTTTTCATTGATAACGAAAACGTATTATATAAGTCTAATGGTTCTTCGGTATCAATCGTATATTCCTTCTCTCGATTAAAAAGAGATTTAAAATTGTATACCATACATGTTACAGTTATTTATTAATCGAGCCTTGAACGTTATTAGAAATAATTACGACACTAACATTATCAGGATTAAAAGCCTTAACATGATACACATTACAATATGACATTGCAGACCTCAAATAAGCAGCCATATTATCACACCAAGTTTGAAGACTTGTGGTAACTTCTAACACCTTTTTAATGCCCTCAGATGTCTTGGTTTTCTTTCCGTTGATTGCAATTTGCCCATATTTGGATGCCATGCCGTAAAACTCCTTATATAGCTTATCATAAGAATTACCAAACTCATCAATGAAGTTCCCATCTTTATAAGAAATCTGACAAGATAATTTAACGTCTTCATCTGTGTTCTTATCTTTATAAAATATATCACCTGCACTTTCAAGAGTTTGGGCAAGTACACTACCAATCATTACATAATCAGCACCAAGGGCAAGAGCTTTAATAACATCTGAATAATTACGAATACCGCCATCAGCAACAACTTTGGTGAACTTCAAATCATGTTTCTTCCTAAATTGTTTATTTTTATAAATATCATCTAAAAGTGATGCAGTCCCATCGTGGATTCCTGTATTGGATGAGGTTATGCAGCCCGCGCCGCCGCCAATGGAAACCCGAACATAATCAATACCACTATTACAATATTCAATATATGTCTCGGGATTTGCGATATTACCTGCCATAATCTCAATTCTTTTTTGGTGCAACATCTTTGCCTTTACAGATAAATTAAAAATTTTAGACATATTTCCGTTAGCAACATCAATAAGGATTCTTAACTTATAGTGGTTCTCCCTTGCAAAGAAGAAATTGTCTGCATTACAGAAAAATTCTTCAAACTCATTTAGAGAAACAGCAACCCACTTACCTTCCATTGCAAATTTCTTTCTAATTTCCCAATCAATATTTCGAGGGATGATTGCAAAAATCTTGTTGTCATAAAATGTTTGATAGTTATCAACATTAACAACAGTGCTCATCGGGGCGGTAAAGATAGGAAGCATTCCATTTTCATCAAACGGACAACACTGTGAACGATGTTCTACATCAGACCGACGTGCAGGTTGAATCATCACATCATTATAACCATATCTAATTTCATCTTTTTTTAACATAATATGCTTTTAAGTAAATTATTCAAATAATTAATGTTTCAAATACATTAGTCGTATGCGTCACAAATCTTATGAAAAATTGAATACATTTCATCCTCAAATTTAGAACGACCCTTAACGTGGATCATATGAATGTCCCTATTTGCTTGTCTACTTCTTAGATTTCTAACCACCTGTTTTTCATGGTCAGTGAATAGCCAAGTAATTTTAGTTGACATATACTCAATATATTGAGGGTCTTTTTCAATCACTTCCATCACAGAAAGCCCAACATACTTACCAAATTCAAAACGCCTTTCATTGGGCGAAATTCTCACTTTTGCCATAATATTTAAATGTAGTCATCTACATTATACTTCTCACGTTTTTCAAAACCAACGATGAGAAATAAAAAAGAGAACCATTATAGTTCTCTTTTTAGTAATTTAACAACTCAATTTAATTAGAAGGGGAGGTCATCATCACCTGCTTCTACCGAAGGGTTTGGAGATGTACCAACTTCTGCTTTAGGCGCAGTCATCTTACGAGATGTGGCTTGAGGAATTTCATTTACAGCACCTGAAACTTGTGCTGCCGACTCCTGCGGAGACATCGTAGTTCCACTTTCTGTATGCGAACCTTCACCATGAACACGGTCTGAACCAATCTCAAAATAAATGTCAGTTGCAACAATATCATTACTGATATTATATTGACCCGTTTGTTGACTCTTATAGAGACGATTTGAATACTTACCAATCACCGTAATAGGTTTACCCTTTTTAAGGTGTTGCGAAAGGTTGATGTGCTGCGGCATAAATGATGTCACTCTATACCACTGCGTTTGAGGCTTACCATCACTTGACTTGGGGTCACCAAACTCTGAGTTTGCAATACTAAAACTGATAAACTCATTACCACTCTTTGCTACTTGACGTGTTACATCTTGGGCAATACGTCCATTAATTGTCATAACTCTCATTACTTTAATTTTTAATTTAACATTTAACTTACAAATCTATTATACTTTACTTGGAGTATTTTTCCAAATGTTTTTGTATATTTTTATTTCTTAAATTCTTTCTCCTAATTTAATTACAAATACTTTGTCCATCTCAGGAGCACCCCATTCTGTCTTTCCGTTGGAAATGGTAATACCATCAATCTTAAACGTCATACGTTTTTTCGTATAACCATAAGAGAAACAAACATCTGTGTATGGTACAATACACATATCGGTTGGAATATCACCAAGTTCTTTAATAGTATTCGTAATATCCTCAACCTTGGTGGCATCCATTTTACCGTTTTTTAGAGACAAAAGTCTCTTAACCCAATACGGCTTAATCTCTCGATACTCCTCAGTCTTTATACCGTCATCGATTAAGTTGTACCATTCTTTCTTGAGGGAAAGATATAAAGTTTTTCTTTCTTCCATTTTTATTATTTAATTAGTAAAGATATGGACGAGGCAATTCCTGCCATGCATCAATATGATTTCTTACATCACCGTTCAAGTCAAACCAACAGTTCTTTTCCGTATTAAATGATATGTATTCTACATGTCTCTTTTCATCATCATTACGATCATCAACCACAGTACATAGATAAGCACCATCGTTTGACGGCTTTTCCTTTGGGTATTTGTGCCACGGTTGAACAATATCACTGCGCACATATATTACATCATCGTTCTCAGGATATGATTTCTCGTCAGAAGCAGAAAAACCATAATAACAACTATCCCAACAATCCACCCAATAATTGATATAGAGTTGTTGCGGATAAACCTCCTCATAAGCTTCAATTTCCGAAATCTTTTTCATTTTTCTATCAATTTATCATTAATTAAAGTTTCAAGTTTCATTTTTGTCCATACTTCATAACATCTACGTTTTTTATAAACGTTCCATGACCATACAACATATAATGTGTCATTATCATCAGTTTTCAAAGTATCAACAACGTGATATTTTTCATTATGCAAATGAAATGTAAAGCCTGAAACAAATTTATCAAGTAATTTATTGTTATCTTCAACCATTGAAATCATTTATTACATACATATCATACTATAAACTATATGAAAAACAAAATAATACAGGTAACATATTTTCTTAAAAAAATATAGTAAATGTTAATAACTATATACTGTAATATTATCGAAAAACCAACTATTTATTTTTAATTAAATATTATTAATAATGGTATTAACAAGAAAGGAATTAAACGAAATGGTTAAGAATATTATAACAAATATTCTTAATGAAAATAGAAAATGTACATTCAGATTTGATGAATGTACTTTACATACTTTAATGGAAGATGGTAGTAATGGAATGTTATTCGAAGAAAGTAATCCAATTTTAAGAAAGAAGAATTGGGAAATAAATAATTATGATCGTTTCTTAGATATAATAAAAAAAACACCCGCTGATAAGAAAGGTTTTCTAACTTGGCATGGTAAAGATGAAATACAAGGTGATGATTGGGTGACTTATACCTATAAAACAGCTGATATTGCTTTTGCATTACATTATATTGGTGATGGACAAATTGATATTTGTAATTTAGTTAATAATAGTGGTCAAAAAGGAATAGGTAGTTCTGTTCTTGAGTTTGCTAAAATGGAGGGTGGCACACAAATGGATAATTACCGTGGCCCTAAAAAAGATGATGGAACTGATACTAATGGTTTCTTAGGTGATAAGTACAGAGAGGCAGGTTTCGACCGTCAAACTTGGAGAGCCGAGTTTGATCCTGCGTTTCAACCTGATGACCCTGAATGGCGATTTGATACTGAAAAATATGGCAAACCTAATGTTGAAGGACTTGAATTGTCAAAGCACCGCACAAAATATAATCAGGCATATAGTAAGTACAAAGAAAAGTTTGACAAGAGAGTAAATCCTAAATTTAACAGATAAATATATAAATAATGGGGACGATTTTTCGCCCCCATTGTTATTTTAAGAAATCTTATATTCTGATAATCTTTCATAAATCTTATCAAGACACCCTGCCCATCGCATCCATTGACGAGGGTTGTTGTTTAACAAGAGTAATCTCTCATCCATATAAATCTTCTTATTCACCTCAATCATTATAGACTTATATGTAAAAGGACAATTTGGTGTTATACTATTTGAATATGGCTTATTGATAGACACACTATAACCACTTTCAATGAACGTTTGTTGAACAATTTCTACAATCCCTTCATCATATGACCAATCTGTGTTGAAACCAATGCAAATGTCTGCATCCCCATCCTTTGGAGTAAACGAATGGCAATCAATCAAAATCGCATTTTCACACAAGCTTGATTTTAATTCATTATGATGTTCATCATATTTCATCATCCAATACTCTTTATCTTCATTACTAAGATTTCTCTTCTTATGATTATATTCTGAATATAGAATGCCTTGCCCATACTTTTCCATCTCATCATCATGTAATCTTTCAACATCCACACAAAAACGTGAATAAGGAAATATTACACATTTATCATATTTCTTTGAACAAGTAAATAGCATGTCTGTAAACCAATCAGTAAGGCTTCTCACTGAGTTATTGATGAAATCTTGATTGACGACCCATCCGCTATTTTTCTGTGTAATTCCTAAAATTGATGAATGAGGTATGTTTAAAACAATTTTATTCTTTTTCATATTTAATACAATTTAATTAAAATTTTACAATTAGTGTTAGTTGATATTTTATTTCGTATAATATTTGCTTTAACCTGTCACTGCTTTTTATAGATATTAGGAGTGTTGTCCACAAGTCAATAATGCCATTTTTTTATTGACCCATGCATAATTTTATTACGTATATATTATACAACAAAAAAGCAGATTTACCAAATGGAAATCTGCTTTTTATATATTATTCATTTATGCCATTACGATTAAAAGATATCATGATCATCATCATCATTATCCTCTTCACCATATTCTTTAATTAAAGAAATAACTTCATTCTCGTTTTCTTTAACATATTCAGTAAAAGCGTTATCAACTTCTTTATTTGATGGATTATCAGGATAATTAGTCTCGTCTAAAAACGCATCCCATAACGTATTTTCTATATCGTTATAATTTGCAATATAATTACGATATTTAAGTTCCGGGTCTGCCCAATCTCCATGATAAATTAATTTTACGTTTTTACAACCTCTATAATTGCCAATCACACCTTCATTTAAAGCAGATCTTACAGCTTCTTTAATTACTTGTTTTAATGTTTTTTTATTCATAATAATTTATGATTTATTTTTATGTTCTATTATATTAAGATATTTTGAGTCTTTTAAAGAAATTAATTCTTTATAAAAACTTTTTTCATAAGTATCTTTTAAAATTTTAAAAAGATCTTTCTTATCTATATTTTCCATGTTCAATTTATTTATTTTTTACTTGTATGTTTTTTATTTCCTCAAACAACAAATCTAAATCTTCAAATACATCATAAGGATATTCAATACCAAGGTTAGAATAATACAAAACCTTAATGCCGTTCTTTTGACACTTCTTAAACTTCAACTTATCACGTTTTTTACATTCATTCAGCCCTTCTTTACCACCAAAATAATCAATCTCTTCAAAATGTTGTATTCCTTGACACTCAATTCCAACATTATAATCGGGAAGATAAAAATCTAAACTCTGTAAACCCAACCAATTAAAACGTTTTTGGTAATCATAAGCAATTTCATGTTCATCCAAGTAATTCATCACACTGCGTTCCAAATGGCTTAAATTGCATTTAGGGCAACCTTTTCCTTGTAAATGTTTATTTGGTGTTTGCCAAAACTCCCCATGTTCAGGACAATTAATATAAATCTTAGTTTGAGCATTTACATAATTCACCTTAGAATAATCATATTTATCCTTATGAACTTCATTTGCTTTTTTGATGAAATCAGATAACGATAAACGACAACGTTCACCATTGGATTCATTGGCACATGTAGGACAACCTTGACCTTGTAAATGAGCACTTGGACTTTGCCAAAATTCATCATGCTTATGGCAAATGATACATACCTTAGTTATTGCGTTTACATATTTAACTTTTGAATAATCATATTTACCCTTATGAACTTCATTTGCTTTTTTGATGAAATCAGATAATGATAAACGTTTACTATCATTACTTGCGTTATGCCCACATTTAGGGCAACCAACACCATTTAGATGATGAGAAGGTCGTTGTTTAAATTCTCCATGTTCGGGACAAATGATACAAACCTTTGTTTTACTATTCACATAGGCCACCTTGGAATAGTTATACTTATCACCATGAACTTTACGAGCGGAAGCAATCCATTCTTCTCTTGTTGGGACAGATTTACCACTACGTTTATAGCACCCTTTACCATTTAAATGATTTGCAGGCGTTTGCAAAAACTCTCCATACTCAGGGTCAATAATACAAACCTTAGTGTAATTATTCACATATTTCACTTTGGAATAATCATATTTATCCTTATGAACTTCACAAGCCTTTTTAATAAAGTCTTCTTTAGTTAATGCAAGTCTTTCAGCATAACATTTAGGACAACCACAGCCTCTTAAATGACTATAAGGTATTTGTTCAAATTCGCCATGTTTTGGGCAAATGATACAAATCTTAGTATTTGTGCCGACATACTCTACCTTAGAATAATCATATTTATCCCCATGTTTTTCCCTCACTTCCTTAATAAATTCTTCAGTTGTTTTCTTTCTCATTTAATTATTTAATTAAATTAGAATACATTTTCTTAATATATTCAGCAACTCTATCATAGGCATATTGTGGAAGTGTATCATCACTCCAATCAAACTCAGGGTCAGTTTCGTCAATGTAATCATAAATTAATTCACCAATTGCATCTTTATTTTGAAAATTGGATTGAATAATTTCTTCAATTACAGATTTATAATAATCGGTACTATGTGAATTTGCCCAAATAACAACATCTCTACCAACTGTATCTTTTGGTAGAACTTTACTAAACCTTTTATCAATTTGTTGTTCTCTATCTTGGCGATAACTATTTTCATATCCCATCATATCCAAAAATTCATTATCACCATCAAACACACTTTTATTACGGTAGAAATTATTTGCAACATTATTTGTTAAACCATTATCCAATGTGACCATTATCGTCTTACCATTTCTCTTGGTCAACCCCCAATTTTCAAGGTTAAACCAATCGTGGGTATTTACACCAATCTTAGACATTTCTGTAAAATATTGAAGTAAGTGACGAATTTTTGGCAAGTATTCCTCATATTTTTCAATTTCGTCCCCACGGTAATAATTTGAGAATATTTCAACCAATGTGTAGAATGGCACACCAAGAACCATTTCAAAGTCTTTCTCTTCTGCAGGTAGCACATATTCTGATATGACGTAAAAATAGTTTTCCATGTCAGAATCATTATAAACAATTGGCATAAAAGTCTTATTAGGTGCTTGCTGATAAACCATTACTTCGGATTTATTTTGAGCAACGCCTTTCATATTAGTTGCCAACTTCAATACACGAGTATCATCAATTTGGAATACGAATCTTGCTGACCCCTTACCAATTGGTTCACCTAACATTTTCACACAATACTTATACCCATTTTCAAAGAAGTGATTTATCTTATCTTTATAATCAGAACTGTCTTTAACTCCTTGCATATCGTTCGTCAATGCGTTATTTAAGTCTTGTACTGAAAATCCCGCCTCCATCGCTTCACGAATAAGATTACGCACATAATTACGTATATTGGATTCCAATACGCCATCAACGTACCATTTATTTACTTCATTCATTTTTATTTAGTTTTCAAAGTTATCATTAAATTTGGACTGTAAAGGAAATTGGTTAATGCCTCACCAAACTTTCTGTATTTCTCATCTTTTGGAATAAGATATAAGAAAGTTGATGGAGCATCCTCAAAATCATTAAAGGATTCAGTTTCTTCAACATAGAAGAAATATTCAGGTTTGTCAATTTCTCCTTTAATAATTTTATTAATAGTGTCCTTAATATAACTTAATTTAGTACCAGGTGTTTCGCAATCACTCATTAAGATGTCAGGAACTTCTTCCTTACAAATGTCATAATAGCGAAAATTGGAATATGTTTCGGGGTTACAAAAAATACCATACCAAAACATATCATCTAATTTATCCTTTACAGAAAATGTAGAATCCAAAGACTCTATAAGTTCTCTCAAAAATGATATACAAGGAGAACTATAAATATATGTTAACTGTGTTTTACAACTCATCTATTAAATCAATATTTAAGAATAAATATCATGTGATATATAATATATTAAATCTCATTTAAAAGGAGAAAACTGCTGAACAAATTGTACATATGAACAGCAGTTTCTCTATTGTGTATGATGACTAACACTACAATTACGTTGTTTGGTTGTCCACAAGCTTTATGTTTTGGAAAATATTTTTCCAACTGATTAAATAAACATTCTCGTCTTTAACTTCATCAATCTTCTCTGATAGATTAATTACCTTAAAGCCTTTTTCAATAAACGGAGCCATAACAATATCCTTTACAGCGGCAAGGTCTTCTTCAATATCAACCACACAACGATAATTTGAATGGCTCTCTTGACCATTTATACTGTAACGGAATTTTGATTTAATGACATTCATAATGTCTTTCTGTTTATTTGCAATCCGTTCCTCAATCGGCCGATTTGCACCAACACCATAGGTGGTTGACAACCAAGCCATTTCAGCACTAAACTCACCTTCATCTTTACTAAACATTTTATTAAAGGTCTTGGTGATAATATTTGATTTTTTTTCTTCAGCCATACTCTTTACTTTTTCTGAGTTTTTATCCATATTTTTTCTTATAGTTTTAATAGAAATTAACTATTTTTTGCCTTAATACCACTTTGCATTTCATAATTATTTTCAAATGAAATATCATCATCAAGCACAACAATTTCTAAACCACAACCTTTTGCAATTGAACGTTCAAGAATAGCTCCGTTACTTAAAATTGAATTAGGTAGGAAAAAGATCGCATCACATTCAAGTTCTTGCTTAATCGAATTTTTCAAACATTCTTCATATGTGCCAAAAATCGGATTCTTTGCAGGGTTAACCACTTCATAACCTTTAATTGTGAAAAATGTTTCATAGTATTGAAAAATTTTCAACCAAGTTTCCTTATCTTTACAAAATGATATTGGTCCTGATAGATATAATTTCTTCTTTGGGTGAAGACAGAGATTATATTCATAACCACAAGAAGACTGTGTTCCATCTATTTTATATTGAATCATACGTTCACATTGAGTTCCTTTATCATATATTAATCCAATAATTGGATATTTATTTTCTTCTGTCTTACGGTCATAGCATATGATACGAACAGGCTTTCCACCAATTGTATATACAGGATAGCCTTCTTTCGTCTTATTAATATCAAACTTTTCTACAACATTCATAACTTATATTATTTAAAATTATTAACATTAAACCCATCCACCAATTCACTCAATGTTTTAAGTTTAGGGTATTTTTTCTTAATGTTATCAAAGTCTCTTTTTGCATCTTCATTCGTACGATAATATCGAATAACTTGTTTACCATTTGAAAAACATAGGCGGATTCTTGGCTTTATATAAATCTCACCATCATCTTTAATGAAAAGATCATGTCTTTCATGCTCCTCAAACAGAACTTTATGAATGTCTTCCTCTCTAATACTGTCAAAAAAACGAAAAGGAAATTCCTGATAAAAAACTTTGGTCTTACGTTTCCAAGGCCAACCACATTTCTTTTCAATCTTAATATGAAAATTGGATTTTGCTTCACCATTTAATTTGGCAAAAATGAGTTCGTCCTCATTTACCAAAAATGAATCTTCATTTTGCAAAATCTTCCAAGTATACCCATCAAAAACATAAGGCACACAGTCAACATTATTTTTCTCCATATACAAACAATTTTTCTACTTTTTTATTAATATTTTTACCAACTTGTTCCTTTACGGCCTTTCGCCAAATACACTTAAAATCAGAAGGGGCTGAGTATTCAGAAACATACACATGATGTCCTTTCTTTGACATTTCACGCACCCAACCCCAAAAATTATCATGGTCAAAAGAACTTTCATATCCAATTGTAGACTGATAAGGGGGGTCGCAATAAATTACAGAATTTGGCTTATAATCATATTCATCATAAGAAGCGTTGATAAATCTTGTAGTTTCAATATGCTTGAAGTTTTCATATTGCTTCTTAATACCATTATATGCCTCTTTAACGTGGTCTTCATTTTTCTTTGGATTAAATTTTGCAAAGCCACCCCACCACTTTGAACCGTATGATAGGCAATTACCAACATATCCAATCATTGATTGTTTATAACGCCCATCTTTATCTTTATAAGATTTCTTTACATCATAATAATCCTCTTCATCGAAGGCTTGTGGAATCCAATCAATACCAAACATTGATATTTCATTCCAAATTGCCCAAGGATAAACACTATATTCAATCCCAACCTTCTTATTGTAATCAATATGACTGATGACATTTGCCCCACCCATAAACGCGTCAACAAACTCATTTTCACCATTTAAATGTTCCGTAATGATTGGAATGATTTGCTTAATAATCCTTGCCTTAGAACCCAAGTATCTCATTAATTAAATAAATTAAAATCAAACACTCTTTTATCTGTGATTAAACTTATCTTTCAACATTGAAAGCATATCACTCGTCACATCCTCAGTTTTCTTCTCGACCTTAATTGGTACTTCAACCTGATAACGTTCCATCATACGTTCGTATTTCTCACTCGTGCATAGAGGACAAACATTTCCACTGTAATAATAGTGGTGAATCGGACAAAGTTTCTTCATTTTTTAAACACTTATTTGATTTAACAATTTATTTTTGAAACAACATGTTTACGCGTTTAACGACAACACGAGGTTTCCTAATTCAAAAACATTATACCACGCCTATAAATAAAAACAAAGTGAAAACACAAAAATGTTTTCACTTTTTACTTTTTTAAACTTTTTTATATCGTAGATAAGGTTTTGGATACTTTGCTTTGAACTCGTCATTAGTCATTCCTATAAACAGAATTGCATCAATTACACCAAGTAAATAAGGAAAGGGTGTAAAACAGAATAGAAGATAAAAGATTCCTAATATCGTTTCACCAACATAAAACTTGTGTGCGCCAATGCCACCGAGAAAGAACGCAAACAAAATTGCTGCTAATTTTTTATTATCCATATTATACATTAATTTAATTATTTATTTATGTTAAAATTACATTTATAACTCTGATAATCTTTTTCATCAATTACTATTGGAACACTCCTATCATTGTTATCTTTTGGCAAAATAATGTATTTTCCATTATCTAATTTTAGAACTGTAAAATATAGATTTTCAAAAATAACATTTTCATTTTTATTGTCTACTTCTTTGCAACTCCCAACAGAAAAGCATAAAATTGTAATAATAGTTAATCTAATTAAATTCTTCATTTTATTTATTTAATTTTAGTTTTAATTGTTCTTTTGCTTCTTCTAATGTCTCACCATGTGCCAAATGGTTGTTACCATCTGTAAGGACATAAGTAATTGGTTCATTAACACCATTTCTAACGTAATAAACATCCCCCTTCTTTTCAATTACTTCCAATAGGATTCTATCCACATGAAGAAATTCACGTCCTGAAGGGTGAGAAATGTGAATGATTTCATCTTTCAATTTATAATAACCTTCACTAACCTTCTCATACCGTTTATCATTGAGTTCAAAATTGCAATAAATTTCTTGGGCTAAACAATCATTAGGAATTGTGCAAATGTCAGTGTCTAATACAGTCAAGATTCCTAATACAACTAAATTTTTAGGTAATTCTTGTAAAGCTGAATAAGATGCAAAAAGATCAGTTAATGTTAAATTATCACGAAGTTTGGTGATTTTTGTTCGCATCATAGATAAACTACCAAATTCACAATCATCCGGAATTTCAGTAATTTTTGTTCTTGAAATTTCTAAGTTATATTTCACTTTCAAACCCTTCGGAATTTCAGTTAGTGAAGAACTGCACGAACTAAGATAATTTAAGGTCAAATTGTTTGGAAGTTTTGTTATCTTTGTAAATGCCATTCCCAAACCACACATTTCACTGTCATCAGGTATATTTGTAATTTTTGTGCACGCAACAGATAAACAACCATTTACCTTTAAACCTTTTGGTAGTTTTGTGCTTTCACCCATACAGTTTAAATCACCGTCAACCACCAAATTATCTGGAAGTTCATCACTAAATGCAACTAAACGACCTTCATAATAAGGTTGTCCATTCTTAATTTTAATATTTTCTGTCATTAATAATACTTTTTACGATTTATCAAAGAACTCTTGGAAAGTTCTACCACCATATTCATTTTTGGTTAATTCAATCATCTCCTTAATGCTATATTTCTCCTTCTTCGGTTCAGGAAGACGTTTTTCAAGATAATCCTGTGTACCTGCTCTACAAGCTCCCGTAATAACACGATAGCAAACAACGGCCTCATTGTAAGTTAATTCACTATCCAATGTCAAGGTTTCATACTCTGATTTATCACGTTTACTAATCTTATAAATAAGATCTTGCTTTGCTTCTTCCAAAGTATATCCATGCGCCCAATGGTTGTTTCCATCGGTAACGACGTAAGTAATTGGATCATTAACACCATTCCTAACGTGATAAACATTACCCTTCTTCTCAATCACTTCCGATAGGAAGCCATCAACGTGAAGAAATTCACGTCCCGAGGGATGAAAAATGTGAACAAGGTCTTTTTTTAGTCGATTTTTATCATATGGGCCAATGTCATACCGTTCATCATGTTGTTTAAAGTCGCAATAAACTCTATCCACTAAACAATCATATGGCAAACTTTTAATAACAGTGTTTTTAATATCAAGACAACCATAAATTACTAATCCTTTCGGAATTTCTTGTAATGAAGAACCTTTTGCATTAAGATAATCTAAAACCAAATTATCTCTAAGTTTCGTTATTTTTGTTGCCCCCATGGATAAGCATTCAAATTCACAATCATCTGGGATTTCTGTGATATTCGTATGTGAAATGTCTAATCTACCTTTTACCTTTAAACCTTTTGGTAGTTCTATTAAGGAAGAGTAACATACATCAAGACTTCTTAAAACCAAATTATCACGAAGTTTTGTGATTTTTGTGTCACCCATATATAAATCATCAAACTCGCAATCGTCAGGAATTTCAGCAATCTTAGTGTTTGAAATGTGTAATTCCCCCTTAACTTTCAAGCCTTTTGGGAGCTTGGTCAATGAAGAACCATTTGCATTAAGATAATTTAATGATATATTATCCTTAAGTTTTATAATTTTCTTATTATAAGACATATCCAAAGAGCCAAACTCGCAGTCATCAGGAATTTCTGTAATTTTTGACCCTGAAATACTTAATTCACCAATAACTTTCAATCCTTTTGGAAGCTTAGTGCTTTTCGTACGGCAAAATAAATGAGCATCAACAACTAAATTATCTGGGAGATAATCACTATTACAACATATACTCACCTTAGAATACGGTTTGCCATCTTTCACTTCAAGTTTTTTACCTGTTTGTTCCTCAAATATCTCAATTTGATGTAACATCAATTCTTGTTTATTCATAATAATTGTTATTTATAAATTTTTATGTTGTAACTACAATCAACCATTATAGTTTAAATCATTATACCACGGTGTTGGTTAATAAACCAAATCATACCAATCTTTTCCGTATTTCTTCACCAACTTTTGTGATTACACCACAAACAAGCGCATTACCCATAAAGAATGCTCGTTTTACGTCGTTTTCTCCTTCTGTGTGATTGTCAGGAAACATATCTAATCGTTCAAGTTCTAATGGAACAAGTCTTCTATATTTTCCGTTTATTGGGTCTTTAATGACGTGTTTAAAACGAGAGGGTGTCCTACCACCCTCAGATGTTATAATGGTTCTTGATGCCTTATCAAGTGGGTCAGGAAAAACCATCGATCCCTCTGTGTAAGTAAATTTATTACCATCTTTCGTTTTACGAATTTCACGTTTTGAACCTTTTTTATATTTCCATTTGGGCAAGTCATCTTCTGAAATATAAAAATCCTCTGTAATTAATTCTCTATCTTTACCACTTACAAGAATGTCACCTAAGAATGTGAATTTTCCATTATATGATGGGGTTGTCTTGTATGTGTAAAAGACACCATCAATCATTAACCCCGTATTTAGAAATGGTGTTTTCTTTCCACCCTTATTAAATTCTTGTGATAAATCAGCCAAGTCCCAATTAGTGTTACTTTTTAAAGGAATCCCAACAATTGGTGATTGTTCACAATAGTCACCAATAGGAAAAGCATTTGCAAAAATCCCATCATTAAACAACCATTCTGTTGGGTCTTTTATTTGTTTTGCAATTGTTGTTCCTTTCTTGTATGCAAGAATGTAGGTACGCTTTCTTCGTTGAGGCATACCATATTCAGCAGCATTAATTATTCTCCATTCGACGATATAACCTAAATCATTCAATGATTCTAAAATAATGGCAAAATCACGACCTCGTTGTTTGGCAGGAGAACTTAGTAGTCTGTCTACATTCTCCAAAAACAAAATCTTAGGGGCTTTGTCTCCTTTATCTTTAATAATTCTAACAATTTGCCACCACAATACACCACTCTTTCCTTCAATACCTGACGCTTGACTAAGCACACGTGCAACACTATAATCCTGACAAGGAAAACCACCAACCAACATATCATGAACGGGAATATCATCACTTTTCACTGTTGCAATATCTTGATTAAAATGACCGTCTTGACCAAAAACTCGTTGGTATGTACGTGAAGCGTGTTGTATTTTTGTTGAAGGTTCAAATTGATTGCTCCATATTGTGTTAAAGAACTTCGGCTCTTCTTTATGGTTTTCATTCACACGTTCAAAGCCAACTCTAAAACCACCAACACCCGCAAACATTTTAATAATATCCATATGTCTTAATTCTTTTTATTTATTTTACTATAATGATTGGTTAAAACCAACAAAACTTAGAAATTTATGTAATGTAAACATTAAAACAAATATAAATGGAGGACTATTAATCCTCCATTACGTGTTTTCTTTCTTATGTTCTTCCAAATAATCAATAAGGTCTTGCACATCATCATGAACCACTTCACCAAGGAATGTATCGTAATTGGGAACATTACCAAAATACAATAACTTCACACCATGTTCTTCACATAACGCTTTCTTGCGTTTATCTCTTTGCAAAGTATTTTTAAACGTTTTATCACCACCAAAATATTCAACAGGAAAGAAATGTTGTTCCCCTTGACACTCAATTCCCACATTATAATCGGGAAGATAGAAGTCTAATGATTGCCTTCCTAACCAATCGAAACGTTTTTGATAATCATAAGTGATTCCATGTTCGTCTAAGTAATTCATAACACTACGCTCTAAATGACTTAAATTACATTTTGGGCAACCATTGCCTTGCATGTGTTCAAAAGGTATTTGCCAAAACTCACCATGTTGAGGGCAAATAATGCAAACCTTTGTTTTGTTATTTACATACTCAACCTTGGAATAATCGTACTTATCACCATGTTTCGAACGTGCCATTTCAATAAAGTCTTCTTTTTTTAAAGTTCTATTTTCAACATTACATTTAGGACATCCATGGCCATGAGTGTGATGTTTTAGTATTTGTTTAAATTCTCCATGTTCTGGGCAAATGATACGCACTCTACTAAAATCATTTACATACTTTACCTTAGAGTAATCATACTTTTCACCATGAACTTTACGAGCCTTTGTAATAAAATCAGATAAAGATGAACGTTTACTTTTACCATTGGCTTCATTAGCACATTTTGGGCAACCTTGACCTCGTTTATGAGAATTTGCTTCTTGCCAAAATTCACCATGTTCAGGACAAATGATACAAACCTTAGTATGAGCACTAATATATTTCAATTTGGAATAATCGTATTTATCACCATGAACTTTACGAACTGACGCTATCCATTCTTCTGTTGTTGGAACATAATGGCCACTACATTTAGGGCAACATTTACCTTGTGTGTGATTATTTGGTGTTTGCCAAAATTCACCATGTCCAGGCTCAGGACAAATGATACATACTTTTGTGTAAGTATTTACATAATCCACCTTAGAGTAATCATATTTACCTTTATGTTTTTTTGTTGCTTCTTTAATAAATTCCTCTTTAGTCTTTTTCTTAGGCATATATTTTAAATAAAAATTTATGTTTTATTATTAATTTGAATAATAAACATCATTGCTTATTTAATTTAAAAATAGCATATTACAATATAAATAACAAATAAAAGGAGTTGAATGAATTGTGAGGGAGAAAGATTCATTGCATTCATATAAGCCTTATCAGCAATTGCACGAGCATTTTCCATCTCTACTCGTTTCTCTTGTGTCTGCTTGGCTTGAATTGCTGCGGCGGTCTTATTCATCTCACACAATTGCTCTGAATTGGGCATTACGCGGTCAGTTACCACTTGATTGATTGTAATCGGAAATTCACCTTGCTTATTATCAGAATTTGAAGTCCATATAAAATACTTTACCTAACGGTTTTAAAGTATTTCCATTTTCAGAAAAATGATTCATAAGATTACAAATTGCTTCTGCTATGCGTTCTTTTGGTACATAAACTGTTCGTTCAAAAAATATATCATTCATATTCATCTATTTTAATAATTGGTTTTTACAACCTTACCCTTTACTAATTGATAATAAACATTGGGTTTAATATTAACACCATCAACTTTAACGGCTTGAACATCAATAATTTTATCAACATCAACTTCAGAAAGCACAAGCCAACAGCCAAGTGCACCTGCGGCTTTACCGTAACGACCTGTAACGACGGCGATACTATCACCACCTTCTACCAATGATACAGACTCATCACCTGTACTTACTGCAACTGAACGTTTACCAACACTCTTAGCCACTGATAATTTTCCGGTGTTTGCAGAAATTGAAGATTTACCATCAGTAACACTTTTGGAAAAATCACCCGTGTTAATTGCAGAAGAGAAAATTCCATTAGTGGTAGCTGTAGAAGCACTACCGGTACTTGTAGCAATAGAGTAAAAACCTTTTGCATTCACCTTTGATTCACAACTTGTTGTTACCGAAACAGAATGATTACCATTATTCTCAGCCTGAGAATTATATCCTGTAGCGGCTGATACTGAATATTGCCCAGTATTAATTGCATTTGATCTTCCACCTGTAGTAGAAACAACTGAATAATCACCGTCACACAACGCAATAGAAGAAAAGCCTGTACTCATAGATAAAGAATATTCTCCATTATTAGTAACAACAGACCAATTACCCGTATTTGTGGCAATAGAAGAGTTTCCACCATTACGTGAAATAGACCAATTACCTGTGTTTGCTGAAATTGAATAGTTAGCGAGATGTAAAACAATTGATTCATCACCTACATTCGCACTCACTGAGCGATAACCCGTGCCTGACACAATACTTTTATTGTCAAGACAAGTTTTGACATCATAATCTAAATTAGAGAACTTAACAGCCTCAAAATTTACATTTTTATTGATATAGTGTGTGGCAATATTAACCAATTCACGTAAACTAATTTCACGTTTAATGAAAATGTTTTTACTTACAACACCACCATTATCTTCCTTTACTACGTCTCCACTATGCTCAACTTCACAAAATTTACAATTTGCAGGGTCATAAGATTCCAAAACTTTAAGCGGATTCAGTTCAGAACGAAAACCACTTTCATAATACTCATCATTATCAAAGTCAAATGCTTTATCAAAAGCATACTGACGACCCATAATTTTCAAGCCCTTATCAAAACCATTATATGCAATAATTGATTCCATAAATTATTATTTATTAATTAAAAAACAAACCGTATATGAAATTCTACGAAAATTTATGATTTAGGTACATTTCACTTCTTGCTTCATCCTATCCCAATAAAATTAACAACCAATGCTGTAATCTCACTGTTGGATAGTCCACAAGCGTTAATTCGGTACTACGGATACCTACTTATTTTTTATTTATTTTCTTACGCAACATTTATCCTACGACCTTCGTAAAGGATGTTCAAAGCTGCATTGTAATCTCTATCATGATTTGCTCCACAATTAGGACATTGCCAATGACGATCTTGCAACTTCAATTCCTTATGGATATAACCACATTGTGAACAAGTCTTTGAGGAAGGATAATACCTTCCAATTAAAGTAACTTTCTTATCATTTTGCAAGGCCTTGGTGGATAACACCATCTTGAACTTGTAAAATCCCACCTCTTGTATTGCCTTGGCAAGTTTATGGTTTTTCAACATACCACTTACATTCAAGTCTTCCATATAAATAGTATCATATTTACGTAACAAATAATTAACCACAGAATGAATGTAGTTTTCTTTCTTATGGGTAATAGTTTCAAAGACTCTTGCAATACGTTTGCGTTGCTTATGGAAATTACTTGAACCTTTACGTTTCTTCGATAATTGACGTTGCAACTTTACAAGGCGTTTCTCTTCTTTCTTGTAGAATCGCTTATTCTCAAATACCTCTCCATCAGAAGTTATGACAAAATCCTTAACCCCAAGGTCAATCCCAACATCACGATTTGTCTTATTAAACTTGACAAACTCATTATCGTTCATTTCAATAAGGACAGATAAGGTATAACAACCACTCTTGGTTTTCGATAAGGTTGCACTCCTTATATTATCCTTATATATTTGTAGTCTCTTGAAATACAAATCCGAACAACGGAATTTAACATTCTTCAACTTTTTCGTAAGTGTTATCTTACGAGTATCAAATGCATTTGTTTTTGATATTGCATCATAAGGGAATAAAGCCGATTGTTTATCTCTCTTAGACTTGAACTTTGGAAAACCTTTATGTTCCTTGAAAAATTTATCGTAGGCCGTAAGCATCTGTCTGATTGCTTGTTTCATCACTTTGGTATTTTGTTCTTTCAACCAAAAGTATTGCTCATCATTTCGTAATTCATGGTAAAAGTACTTGGACAATTCATTTAATCCAAGGTTTATTTTATCGGTTTTATATACCTCTTGTTTCCGAGCAAGCATGTGATTATAGACAAAACGATAACAACCAAGCACTTTATTGAGTGTTTGCTCTTGCGTTTTATTTGGATATAATCTTATTTTAATTGCTCGTAACATAATTGTCGTTATTTAGTTTTTACATTTTAAGTATACTTAAAATTAATCATAAAAACAAATATTATTTATTAATTTTTCTTAAATTTTTAATGAACTGTTAATAACCCATCGGAATAATATTCGGCCAAATTATCACAAGTGCCCTCCTCTTCATCAAAATCAATGCAATCTTTAAAGTTTAATTTAACCAAAATAGGCAAAATTAAAATTGCAATGATTGAAGCAAAAGTTAAATGAGCATTAAGAAAAAATGAAATTACAATTGATACAATTTAAATAATAACGTTACTCTTCATAAGAATGATTTTATTTACTATTTGTTTTAAAATATTCTTTAACCTTGATAACACCAATAACAACAACCGTCAACCAAGAACCTGTTGCAAAAAATGACATCATTGCCGTATCAGCATTTTCAATATCACGTGTCTCATGTTCAATGAAAAGAAACGCAACCAAACAACCAATAAGGTATGCAAAAAAAAAAATAATATTCTCCATAACGCTAATTTTATTTATAAAATTTGAATGCCAATCGTTTTACCATCATCATTTTTAATGACACCTATCGGCCCACACGGACAGCATTCACGGAAAACTAAAATACGAATATTATCAGCAGTAATAATTTCTTTACCATCAATGAAACGCTTATCACCAACAACCCTAAATATCAATTTATCCTGATGGGCATTGAAGTCAAAATCCCATGTTGTATCATAAGCATCCATTTCAACGTCCTCTTCATCAACCGTATAGCGATAATCAACGCCATTGTAGTTAAAAGTAACTTGGATCTTCATAATCTAATTTTTTGTTTTAATTGTTACATCTATATTATACTAACGCACTAAGTTAAATCAAAATGACTTGTGGTAAAATATATGTTAAATGAAACAGTCAAACCAACACATAAAAAAATCCCACCACTCGTTAGAATGATGGGTTATCCTTTTAACTAAGACTAAGCAACTTGGTAAGGTATGCTCGTCGTTCATCTTCCCCATAAAGGTGGTTGAACTTCTTCATCTGAGCTTCCGTCAATTCAATGTCTTGCTTAAACCACTTGGAGAGTGACGTGAGAATATGTTGATTATTCTCATCCTTATAAGCTCGATAACGAAGAATACTGCAAGTTACCGTGTTACCGTTAATGTCACGGATTTTCATCACTGAATACTGATAATTCTTTCCAATCATATTTTTATCAATTTAAAAAGTTAATAAATATTTAATTTAAATCATTTGAACGCTTTTCAATAATTTGCGTGGCCTTATCATAACATCTATTAAACCACATCTTAATCTTGTCTCCCCTATCAACCAAACTAAGGTCTTTATATCTTGAGTTACCAAATTCAATACGAATATTAATAAGGTTCTTAGATTTTAGCATATCAATGGTTTCATCATCAAGGGCATAAAACAATCTTGTCACATCGGTATAACGTTTGTAAAGAGAATTGTAATAACTATCAAATGTAACTTCATCTTGATGTAACTTACTAATGCTACCATCATCAAAACATAGAACAATAACGTTATCATCAAAATCAACTTTCTCACCATAAGCCTCGATAACAAAAACATGCTTTGTCTGAATTGTATAGTAACAAAGATTATAACATGTATTAATTGACTTATTGTCCAAACGCACATAACCAATTTGCTCATAAGGAATGACATTACTTTGATACATCAACTGAGCATTCATGCCAATAAAACAACTGAAGAACATCACAAGCGAGAAAACAAAACCTTTCATCTTTTCCATATTATATTAATTAAAAAAAAACTTATTTCAATGTTACAACCTTTTGATTGGCCTTAATAAAACAATAATTGAACCATTCCTTCACATCATTACCACGATTCATCAAGGTAATTTCCTTATTGTCCAAATTATCTAACTCAACGCTAATCTTAACAATATTATGAAGACGCAACATATAAATTGCTTCATCCGTAAGATTATAGTACAAAGTGGTACAATCAATCATCTTCTTATATTCAGGATGATAATAATTCTCAATAACGCTTTCACGACGAGGCAATTTAAGTACACTACCATCAGAAAACGTGAGAAGAAGAATATCACCAACATCATCCATCATTACCCCATGGAACTGAACACCAAAAACATGTTCCATTTGTTTGGTCAAATAATAGCAACCATTACAAGGTGATATAGATCGATTACCATCCAAAAGCACCCATCCAAATTGCTCATAATCATTAGTCTGAGCATTCATATTCAAACTAAAAGTGAAGAACATCACAATAGCAAGAATGAAACCATGAATCTTTACCATCTTAAATCTTTATTTTAATCGTTAAACTTGTTTCGCTTACATCAACATTATACTGACACAGAAACATAAAACCAAACCATAAAAGCAACATTTAAGGATTTTAAAGCCTTATCAAGAATTATGAATTAGGGAAATTATAAACCAATGCCTCAATCATTGAATGACGATTCTCAATATTACCACCATTATGATAGAAATGTTCCTGCGTTATTATATTGAATCTTCCCCAAAAACGTTCAATCATTTCATTATTCCTGAACTCATTATGATGCCAAGTAGATAAAATGAAATAAGCATCTGTCTCTTGAAGAGCATTGAATAGTCTTTCCTCATCATCAAAAGTCCAACCATTATAATAATCAGCATGTCTACCAAGATAAGGAGGGTCACAGTAAATAATATCACCACGCTTGGCACACTTAATTGTATCAACAAAATCTTGATGATGAAAATTCCAACCACCCAACTTAATAACATTTTCTACATTCAAAACCTGATTACAAATCTTAGTAATGTAAGATTTAGAAAATCTATTTGGCTTCTTACAAAAGGGTACATTAAAACTACCTTGCTTATTAAACCTCATCATTCCGTTAAAACACGAACGAGAAAGAAATAGAAAATCCAATGGACTATGCTCCTTATTGAACCTATCACGAATATCCTTATAATGAACATTTCCATCTTCATCCGATAACGATAATAAATTACCCTCATATTCTAAATAAGAACGGATGGAATTGGAAGTAATCTCACCATTCAATACTCCATTATAAAAATTTATAATGTGAGGATTGTTGTCACCAACAACATGCTTTCCACCAATAGGAACATTAAAACCCACAACACCCGTACCAAAAAATGGCTCAAACCAATTTACAGAACTTAAATCCAAGCCCGTAGACTTAACCAAATCAATAATACAAGGAACTAACTTACTCTTGATTCCCTGAGATTTAATAGGAGGAATAACCATACATTTAATATTTAATTTACATATAAAAGAAATACTTTCAATCAACCAACCATATAATTACACACACAAACAATGGAGGTAAATTGATAAGAAAAACTCACACCCACATTATACTAAGGTAAAAAACAAAAACCAAAACAAACTTACGCAAATGGAATGAATTAATTTCAATGGAAGATACAAGGTTTAGAAAAAGAAACGTAGAAGGGAAATAAAACTAATGAAGAAAATAACACACAAAGTATTATGGTTTATTAACAAAATGTTTCACGTGGAACATTTATAAAGTGACTTAAACTAATAGTAATAAAATAAATTACATAATTGAATATTGCTCATACAACGTGTGACAAATAATAACAATTATAAAAGTAATTTACAAAACTAAATTAATAAATTTACAAATGTAAATCAAATGAAACTTAGGAAAAATGAACCGTATAGCAATGTAAACGATATACTACTTAATCGTAATTTATATTCCTAAATCAAACTAACGATAATTTACATTTGTAATTTACAAAACTAAATTTGTACCACATTTTAAGCAATTTTAGGAAGTAAATTGGTGGAAAAATAACGGATTATTTACAAATGTAAAACAGCCTATTATGGGGTATTTTTCTAAACCACTGATGTATAGGTAGTTACGCTTATAATTGGTTGAAAACGTGCGGGAAGATGGGGGATTAAGACGTAAAATATTGTTTCACTTGGAACATTAATTGAAAACATGTGTGTGTGGGAAG